CCATATTTTTCCTCCGGGGGAACTTTTCGGCAGAAGTTTTACACCCCCGGAAAGCCCCGGGGGAACTTTTGGTCAAACAATCCTAGGTCTGAGGTCCTAGGAGTCTAACTTTCTTGACATGAACCCAACCGAAAGGAGTTGAAAACCGTGCCTGCTCGCCGACAAAGTGATCCTCAACCGAGACCTAGTCGACGTAAACCGGCCGCAACTCCCGAGGCTCGGGAGAGTCAGCTCGTGGCTAAGGCCGCCAGGCTCGCTGAACAGCAGTTGGAGGACGGTACGGCCTCGGCTCAGGTGATCACCCATTTCCTGAAGCTAGGTTCGACTCGAGAACTCCTCGAGCAGGAGCGTCTCCGACACGAGAACGAACTACTCAAGGTCAAGCGCGAGGCCTATGAGTCTCAGCAGCGGATCGAGGAACTGTACACCAACGCGATCAGCGCCATGCGGGCTTATTCCGGTCAGCAACCGTTCGAGCAGCCCGATGAATAGGAGTTACCGAGAGCTTCGTAAGCTGACGACGTTCGTCGAACGTTTTCGCTACCTTGCTCTTCGAGGGAACGTGGGTCAAGCAACCTTCGGTTTCGACCGCTGGGTCAACCAAGGGTTCTACACCTCACGAGAGTGGCGCCAAGCTCGAGACAGGATCATCGTCCGAGACGAAGGTTGCGATCTTGGGATCGAGGGTTATGAGATCCACGACCGGGTCTATATCCACCACATCAATCCCATCACTCTCCAGCAACTCGAATCCGGAGACCCCTGTCTCGTCGACCCGGACAACCTGATCACGGTTACTCACCGAACGCACAACGCCATCCACTACGGCGACGAGAGACTACTTCCCCGTCCGCTCGTTGCCCGACAGCCCGGCGACACGAAGCTCTGGTAGGAGGAGCAATGACCACCAAGAAGACCGACGAGCCCACCGGGCCCTGCCCGCCGCTCAACGACGTCAGCGAGGACGAGCTGGCCGACACCGTTCTCGCCGAGGAGAGCGCGGCCGACTTCGACGCCGAGGAGGACCAGTCCGCATGACCACCTACAGCCACGCCAGCGCCAAGCTCGGCAAGATCACCGCCGCCACCAAGTCCATTTCCCGGGAGGTCTTCGACGCCGCCCAGGAAGCCGGACACGACGTCTGGTACATGTGGGGGTACGACGGCAACGCCAGCAACACCGAGCACCACAGCGGCCGGGCCCTGGACTTCATGGTCCGCAACAAGGCGGCCGGTGACTGGGTCCGGAACTACATCTGGAAGCACCGCAAGCGGCTCCGCCTCCAGCACGTCATCTGGTACCAGAAGATCACCTCGACCGTCACCAGCCCCGGCGTCGTCCGCAACATGGCCGACCGTGGCAGCGTCACCGAGAACCACAAGGACCACGTCCACGCTCTGTTCTTCTCGGGCAGCTACCAGAAGCCCAACACCCCCTCCTCCCCGGACCCCTCCACCCCCGACAAGAAGTCCGTCACCGAGGTGGCCAAGGCCGTCCTCCGAGGCGAGTACGGGAACAACCCCCAGCGTGAGCGCAAGCTCCGCGCCGAGGGCTACAACCCGACGACCGTCCAGCTCGAGGTCAACCGGCTCATGGGCGGCGACCCGCCGGTCAAGAAGACCGTCAGCCAGATCGCCAACGAGATCATCGAGGGACGCGGCGGCTGGGGCAACGGCTCCGACCGAGTCAACCGACTCAAGAAGGCGGGCTACAACCCGACCCAGGTCCAGGCCGAGGTCAACCGGCTGCTCACCCCCAAGGGCGAGACCAAGCCCAAGCTGACCATCAGCCAGGTCGCCACCCAGGTCATCCGAGGTGACTGGGGCAACGGCGCCGAGCGCAAGTCCCGGCTGACGAAGGCGGGTTACAACTACGCCGCCGTCCAGGCCGAGGTCAACCGCCGGGCCTGATCCACCAACACCGTCAAAATGAAAGGAGGTTTCCCACGTGCCGCAGAGCATCCTTACGTCTACGAAGAAGCTCATCGGACTCAGCGAGACTGACACCTCGTTCGACCTCGACATCATGCTGCATCTCAACAGCATGATCTCGGTCCTGACCCAAGTCGGGATAGGCCCGGCCGAGGGGTTCATGATCGAGGACTCCACGGCTACGTGGGAAAGCTTCATCGGGGGCGATCCCCGGATGAGCATGGTGAAGTCGTATCTGTACCTGAAGGTGCGACTCCTCTTCGATCCTCCGGGGACCTCGTTCGCTCTCGACGCCATGAACAAGACCGCCACCGAACTGGAGTGGCGTCTCAACGTCCTGCGAGAGGAGGAACAGTGGACCGATCCCGACCCGGAGGTTCTTCCGGCAGCCTGAGTCACTACGGGGTCAAGGGTATGAAGTGGGGCGTACGTCGCTCCGATGCCGAACTCGCTCGAGCGGGCGGTTCCGGCGGGTCATCCGAGTCTCGACCGGCTCCGAAGCCCAAGGTCTCGGCCGACGTCAAGGCTGCCATGGCCGCTCAGCGCAAGATCGCCGAAGGCGGAACCCAGTCGCTCAGCAACCAGGAACTCCAGGGTCTTCTGACCCGTATGAACCTGGAACGTCAGTACCGAAACATCGTGACGCCACCGCCTGGGTCACCTCAGAAGTCATCCGTCGACAAGGGTCACGACCAGGTCAAGAAGGTTCTCGCTTACGGCGAGACCATCGAGAAGGTCCGGAAGTTCCTGGACACGGAGACCGGTAAGGCTGTCAAGACGGGTCTCGGTACGGCCCTCTCGGCCGGTGCTGCTTACGCGACCGGCGGCACTTCTGCTGCTGTTGCTGCAGGAGCCGGAGCCCTCGCCAGGAACATCGCGCGAGAGCGGGAACAACGACCGTAGAAGGGAGGGTCGACGATGGCTCTGTCGAACACGGCGACGCCGTACTACTACGGCAAGTTCCGTGAGGCGGTGATGCGTGGTGATATTCCGGTCAACCGGGAAGTCTCCTTGGAGATGAACCGCATCGACGCACTCATCGCCAACCCGAACATCTACTACGATCCCGCTCCGGTTGAGGGCTTCGTCCTCTACTGCGAGAAGGAGCTCACTCTCACCGATGGTAGCGACCTTCATCTGCTCGATTCGTTCAAGCTCTGGGCCGAACAGATATTCTGTTGGTACTACTTCATCAACCGAAGCGTTTACGAACCTGACCCGGACAACCATGGGGGCAGGTACGTCGACAAGGTGATCAAGAAGCGACTGACGACCAAGCAGTACCTCATCGTTGCACGAGGTGCCGCCAAGTCGCTCTACGAGTCGTGTCTTCAGAGCTATTTTCTGAACGTGGACACTTCGACGACGCATCAGATCACAACGGCTCCGACGATGAAGCAGGCCGAAGAGGTCATGCAGCCGATCAGGACCGCAATCACCAGAAGTCGCGGTCCGTTGTTCTCCTTCATGACTGAAGGGTCGCTACAGAACACGACAGGTTCCAAGGCCAACCGAGTCAAGCTGGCTGCAACCAAGAAGGGTATCGAGAACTTCCTCACGGGTTCGATGCTCGAGGTCCGGCCAATGACCATCAACAAGCTCCAAGGTCTCCGAACCAAGGTGGCAACTGTCGACGAGTGGCTTTCTGGAGATCTCCGGGAAGACGTCATCGGTGCCATCGAACAGGGCTCCTCCAAGCTGGACGACTATCTCATCGTAGCCGTCAGTTCTGAGGGAACGGTTCGAAACGGCAGCGGCGACACCATCAAGCTCGAGCTCGCCGATATTCTCAAGGGCGAGTATCAAGCACCTCACGTTTCGATCTGGCATTACCGACTGGATGAGTTGGAAGAGGTCGGAAACCCGGCGATGTGGTTGAAGGCCAACCCCAATCTCGGGAAGACCGTCACCTATGACACCTACCAACTCGACGTTGAACGAGCCGAGAAGGCTCCTGCCTCCCGGAACGATATTCTGGCGAAGCGTTTCGGGATTCCGATGGAGGGCTATACGTACTTCTTCACTTACGAAGAGACTCTGCCTCACCATCCTCGAACCTTCTGGGGAATGCCTTGCGCTCTTGGAGCGGACCTCTCTCAGGGTGACGACTTCTGTGCGTTCACATTCCTCTTCCCGCTGCGAGGCGGGGGATTTGGAGTAAAGACCCGCAGTTACATTTCTTCGTTGACACTGCTCAAGCTCCACGGAGCCATGCGCCAGAAGTACAACGAGTTCATCGACGAGGGCAGCCTCCACGTACTCGAGGGAACCATCCTCGACATGATGGAGGTCTACGACGACCTGGACGTCCATATCCAGGACTGTAACTATGATGTGCGCGCACTTGGTTTCGACCCCTACAACGCGAAGGAGTTTGTAGCCCGCTGGGAAGCGGAGAACGGGCCTTACGGCATCGAAAAAGTGATTCAGGGGGCGAAGACAGAGTCGGTCCCGCTTGGGGAACTCAAGGCTCTGAGTGGCGAACGTTTGCTCATATTTGATCAGGCACTGATGACCTTTGCCATGGGTAACGCCATCACCATGGAGGACACGAACGGCAACCGAAAGCTTCTGAAGAAGCGGCAGGAAGCCAAGATCGACAACGTCGCTGCGATGATGGACGCCTTCATCGCCTACAAGCTGAACAAGGAACAGTTCGAATAGGAGGGAGGTGAAGTGAGTAGTTTGGAAGACGAGGTAGCTCGGATACTACGACACGGAGAACTGACGGCCGACGATATCCTCGGTCGATCGCTGGCCCACTACGGTGTCAAAGGCATGAAGTGGGGCGTCCGAAAGGACGAAGACGGAAAGGGCCGAGACGCTGCCACTGAGAAGTGGAAGAAGGCGCACAAGCCCAAGAAGCAACCCAGCACCGAGCAGGGTAAGAAGAACCTCGCGGCCAACGAGAAGAAGTCCCTTGCCAAGCTCGAGGGGTCCGACGAGCCTCCTAAGAAGAAGAGTTTCGTAGCCCGGCACAAGAAGGCCTTGATATTCGCCGGGGCAATCGCAGGTCTTTACGCAGCCAACAAAGTTGCCGAGGCCAAGACGATCAAGTCGATCGAAGAGCTTCGCGGCAAGTCGATCGATGCGAACACCTTCCAGAAGCACGTCAACCACTCCAAGATCAAAACGTGGATGACGAATGACTACATCCACGAGAGCTCTTGGGCACGGGACGAGTTCACCCTTCCCGCAGGTCACGAGTTTCACCGTCTTTCCAAGAAGGCTGAGTCCGAGTTCCGAGACGCGACGTACGCCACCCACAGTCCGGAGGACTACCACCGTTACGTAGCCCAGTTCCGGCAGGAGTTGGGAGGTAATCTCCACCACGTCACCTTCCAGGCCAACGAGGACATCCGGGTCCCCAAGCTTTCGACGACGCTACAGGCGTTGAAGGATGCTCTTGTGGGGGACAAGAAGGAGTTCAACGCCTGGTACACCGACGAGCGAGTTCTGGCCAAGTACCAGGAACTCAGCGGCGGTAGCTGGGATGACTCCCACGCCAAGGGCATGTTCGACAACCTTCGTAAGAAGGGTTACGGCGCCATCGTGGACGAGATGGACGCTGGTGTGATCGGTGAGACTCCGTTGGTCATCTTCGCCCGCGAGTTGGTGGGTAAGAAGTCGAGCGAGCCCCTCACCAAGTCCGACATCGACTTCGCTGAGGCCAGCCTCATCGAGCTCGAGAATCGTAAGTACTAAGCCTCGAAGGGAGGTACGTCAAAATGGCAGAAGAACTCAAGCACTACGGCGTCAAGGGTATGAAGTGGGGTGTCCGTAAGGCTCGAACCGGCGACCTGAACCTTCGAGCATCTCGACTCGAGAGGGTGGCTGATGGCACGGCCACGAAGATGGAGAAGTTCGCCACCGCCATGAACTCCACGGCCGCGAACCTCGTCCGCAGCGGTGGGCTCAAGAAGGAGGCGGCTCGTCGGGCCAAGAACCTCCGAGGACAGGAAGAGCGCCTGGCTACCGGTAAGGCCAAGACCTCGGACATCCTGAAGGCCTACGGCACGATCAGCATCTCCAGCCTCGCCCTCGCCGCCCACAAAAAGAGCGACCACAAGCTGGGGTCATGAGCGACGAACTCATCCACTACGGCGTCAAGGGCATGAAGTGGGGCGTTCGTAAAGCGGAAGAAACCGGCGGGTACCGAGCCCAGCTTTCGGCCGTGAACATCGATCCCACTATCCACAAGGCTACGAAGGAAGCTGCGATTGAGGTTTCCAATCTCATCAGTGATCGCTACGGCTTCAACATCCGGAACATCAAGGAACTGGGTAAGGACCACCCTGAGTATCCGGACACTGCAGCTTATGTTGCTATCAACAAAGGCAGCGTAGAAGGAACGATCCACATCCAGGCTCGTGATCTGCGAAAGCACATGAGTGATACCGAGAAGACCGGATGGATGGCCCCCGGTACGGGAAACGTGAGAGGTCTGCTCACTCATGAGAGTGCTCACGCATTTTTCCACGCCACCCAAACGGTCAAGAGTGGGTTCTCCGGACCGAAGGTCGTCGGAGGGAACATAAAAGCTCGTGACAAAGCCCTACAGGTTGCGATCAAGACCTCCATGCAAGACGGACATAACCTGTACGATACTTCAGGTTACGTCAGACATGCTCGGATGCGCGAGGAACTCGAGGCCGAGCTCTTCAGCCAGTACCACTGGGCCCACAACCCTCCCCGATACGTGAAGGCATGGGGTGAAACGCTTCACAAAGAACTCGGGGTAGACCCTACGCCTTTCAAGGAGGTGAAGTAAGATTGTACAGAACCCCTGGTTTTCTTCTTCCGTCCGAATTCCCCAACGAGGAGGCTCTCGTAGAAAAGCTCCGACAGCGGGGCGAGGAGGCGGGCTTCACCTCGCTGGAAGATGAACTTTCCCACTCGGAAGAACTCATCCACTACGGCGTCAAGGGTATGAAGTGGGGCGTTCGTAAGTCACGCCCCAACGGAGTGTCCAGATCGATCAACCGAGACGCGGCTAAGGATGCTAAGGAGTTCGCCCGAGCCAAGATGTTCTATGGTGAAGGCGCTGGCACTCGACGAAAGCTGATCAAAGCCAAGGTCGAGAGCAAGAGCAAGAACCCGGCGTACAAGAAGGCTTTCGACGCTCATCTGGCCAATCAGGACATGTCCAAGCACGCGGACAAGGCCAAGGGCGAGCGCAAGCGCAAGAACGTCGCCAACAGCACTCGCAAGGGCATCCGTGGTACCAGCCATATCCTCAGGGGCAACTCTCAGTACGCCTCGGCGGCAACGGCCATTGTGGTCGGAGGAGCTCTCTGGGCCCACAAGGCCGGTATCGACAAGACCATTGCCGACGCCGGTAAGAAGGCCTACAAGAAGGCTACCGACCCGGATGGTCACAAGGCTGCTCAGGAGATGCTCAAGAACATGGGGATCGGCTAGTCTCACCGGGCCATATTTTCAGGAAGGAGGTGACCAATGGCAGGTTTGCTTTCACGAGTAAAGAGGACTCTCAAGCACGGTTGGAACGTCTTCCTCGATGACAACTACACCGGAGTCCGTTCCTTTGGCGGACACGAGAGTACCGGGTACTACTACTCCCCCTCGAGTCGTAGTCGGTCGTCATATTCCAGCGAACGATCCATCATCTCGTCGATCTACACCAGGCTCGGCATCGATGTTGCTGGCGTCGATATTCGGCACGTCCGAACCGACGACGAAGGGCGTTTCCTCGAAGACATGGACAGCGGACTCCAGGATTGCCTCCAGGTCGAACCCAACATTGACCAGGGCGCCCGTCAGTTCCGCCAGGACATAGCGATGACGCTGTTCGAACATGGTACGGCGGCGATCGTTCCGGTAGAGACGGACATCAACCCGTCCGAGTCGGCGAGCTATATTATCCGGAGTCTTCGAGTCGGCGAGATTGTGGCATGGCATCCCCGGCACGTAACCGTGAGTCTTTACGACGATCGGGTCGGGCAGAGGAAGCAAGTCACGGTCGAGAAGAAGTACGCGGCGATCGTCGAGAACCCCCTATATTCGGTGATGAACGAACCGAACTCGACGCTCAAGCGGCTCATCCACAAGCTCAACATGTTGGACTCGGTGGACGAGCAGTCGAGTTCCGGTAAGCTCGACATGATCATTCAGCTCCCCTACGTGATCAAATCCGAAGCCAGGAGGCAGCAAGCCGAACAGCGACGGAAGGATATTGAGCATCAGCTCAAGGGGAGTCAGTACGGTATCGCCTACACCGACGGTACCGAGAAGATCACGCAGCTCAACCGGCCGGTCGAGAACAATCTCCTCAAGCAGATCGAGTACCTCACGGGCATTCTCTACGCCCAGCTTGGTCTGACAGAGGAGGTCATGAACGGCACGGCCGACGAGAAGGCCATGCTGAACTACTTCAGCCGGACCATCGAGCCCGTCGTTCAGGCGATCTCGGAGGCCATGAAGAAGACCTTCCTGACCAAGACGGCCCGGTCTCAGAAGCAGTCGATCATGTACTTCCGCGACCCGTTCAAGCTCGTTCCGATGGAGCAGATCGCCGAGATCGCCGACAAGTTCACTCGAAACGAAGTCCTCTCTGCCAACGAGATCCGCCAGGGCATCGGTTTCAAGCCCTCCAAGGACCCGAAGGCTGACCAGCTCGTCAACAGCAACATGCCCCAGGCTGGAGGACCCGCACCGCCGGGTGATCCAGGGCCCGCCATGGACGCGGAAGAGGAGGACCCCGAAGACGAAGGGGAAGACCTGGTTCAGAGCGGGATCGCTGAAGCCAACGCGATGATCGATTCCATGCTGCAAAGCCTCGGGGTCGAATGATGGCTGACGAGATCGTCCATGAGTACGACCCGGCGAAGCGACGCGCCTACTACCTGAAGACCCGTCAGTTGAAGGGTCGGACGAAGAAGGGTGTCACGCTCAAGCCAGCAACCAAGACAAGAGCCCAGCGTCAAGCCGAAAGGCGTAAGAAGCTCGAGGCCGAAGTGACCGCCCTCAAGGGTCGGTTGGAGAAGCTTCGTAAGGCTCTGTCGGTGTTGACCGAGCAGGCCAAGGCCAGAAGCGGCGCCGAGACCAAGAAGACGCCAGCCAAGAAGGCTTCGTCCGCAGCGAAGTCGTCGAACAAGCAGACTGCGGCCCAGAAAGCCAAGGCTGCTAAGGCGTCTAAGGAGTACTACGAGAAGAACAAGGACAAGCTTCTCGAGGACGAGGTCAAGTCGCTGAAGGCGAAGATCAAAACCATGCAAGAGCGGATCGAGAAGATGCGCAAGAACGGCTCCGTCGGAGCCCGGAACACAACGTCTAAGAAGTAGGAGGGAGACAGTCAAAATGGCAGTAATCGAAGCTGACTTCGGCGGCTGGGCCACCAAGGCTGGCCTCAGGTGCTCCGACGGTCGAACCATCATGCGCGGTGCCTTCGAGAAGATGCACCACCAGCAGGTTCCGCTGGTCTGGCAGCACGGTCACAGCGACGCGAAGAACGTCCTCGGTCACGCGGTCCTCGAGCACCGCGACGAGGGTGTCTACGCCTACGCGTTCTTCAACGACACCGAGCAGGGCAAGAACGCCCGAAGCCTCGTCGAGCACGGCGACATCAAGTACCTCTCCATCTACGCCAACAACCTGGTGGAGAAGGGCAAGGAGGTCCTCCACGGAGTCATCCGTGAGGTCAGCCTGGTCCTGGCCGGTGCCAATCCCGGCGCCAAGATCGACTTCGTCAACATCAACCACGGCGACGGCGACTTCGAGACGTTGGAGGACGAGGCCGTCATCCACACGGGACTCGTGATCGACCACGCCGGGAACGCCGACGAGGACGACGAGAACGACGAGGACGACGAGCTGCAGCACGCCGAGGACGACGAGGACGACGACCTCACCATCAACGACGTCTACGAGTCCTTCGACGAGGAGCAGAAGAACGTCGTCCACTACCTGATCGGCGTCGCACTCCAGGACGCGGCCAAGGCGAACACCGCCGAGCACTCCGACAAGTCCGCCGAAGGCGGCAACCTCACCCACCAGGAAGGAGCCGGCAACCACATGTCGCGCAACGTCTTCGACCAGACCACCACCGACGACCAGGGCCGTGCCAAGCACGAGCTCTCCCACGACGCCCTCAAGGGCATCTTCGCCGACGCCGAGAAGCGCGGCTCCCTCAAGGCGGCTGTCGAGCAGTACGCCAAGGACAACCTCCAGCACGGCATCGAGTCCATCGACATCCTGTTCCCGGACGCGAAGGCCGCGACCGGTGTCATCGAGCTCGACAAGCGCCGCACCGAGTGGGTCGCCACCGTCCTCAACGGCACCCGTCACACCCCGTTCTCCCGGATCAAGACCTTCGCCGCCGACCTGACCCAGGACGAGGCCCGCGCCAAGGGCTACATCAAGGGGAACTACAAGCGCGAGGAGTGGTTCGGCGTCACCAAGCGGACGACCGACCCCACCACGATCTACAAGAAGCAGAAGCTCGACCGCGACGACCTGCTCGACATCACCGACTTCGACATGGTCGCCTTCCTCAAGGGCGAGATGCGCCTGATGACCGAGGAGGAGTTCGCACGTGCGGTCCTCATCGGTGACGGCCGCGACATCGCCGACGAGGACAAGGTCAAGGACCCGATGGGCGCCTCCAGCGGCTCCGGCATCCGGTCCATCCTCAACGACCACGAGCTGTTCGTCACCACGCTGTTCGTCAACCCGGCGGCCACCGGTAACGACCTGGGCTACGAGGTCGTCGTCGACGGCGTCATGGACGGCATGGAGTACTACAAGGGGACCGGCACCCCGACGTTCTTCACCACGATCCCCGAGCTCAACAAGTTCCTGCAGGCCCGCGACCTGAACGGCCAGCGGCTCTACAAGAACCGGGGCGAGGTCGCGGACGCGCTGGGCGTCGACAAGATCGTCACCGTCGAGCCGATGAAGGAGATCTCCGACCTGGTCGGCATCATCGTCAACCTGGCGGACTACAACGTCGGCACCGACCGTGGCGGTGAGCTGACGATGTTCGACGACTTCGACATCGACTACAACCAGTACAAGTACCTGATGGAGACCCGCGCGTCGGGTGCCCTCATCCGCCCGAAGTCGGCCCTGGTCATCAAGAAGGTGGCGTCCGCCGACACGCTCGTCGAGCCGGTCCAGCCGACCTTCAACTCGACCACCGGCGTCGTGACCATCCCGACGGTCACCGGCGTGGAGTACCAGGACAGCAACGGCGCCACGCTGACCCCGGGTGCCCAGACCGCTCTGGCGGCCGGTGCCTCCACGACCGTCTACGCGGTCGCCCTGGACGGCTACTACTTCGCCAACACGGCGGAGGACTCCTGGACGTTCAAGCGCAAGTCCGCCTGATCGGGCTGATCCGTCAAAATGCGATTCTATGGAAAGGTGGGATACGGCGTAACTGTTGAAACCTCCCCCGGCGTGCACGAAGACCAGATCACTGAGTTCTCATATTTTGGAGACGTGGTCCGGAATTCGCTGAAGTTCAGGGAAGGTGAGAGTGTCAACAATGACCTCTCGGTGAGCAACTCCATAAGTGTTGTTGCTGATGCTTACGCGAACGAGCATTTCTTTGCCATTCGCTATGTCGAGTGGGCGGGGACTCTGTGGACCGTTTCTGAGGTCGAAGTGCAGAGCCCCCGCCTTCTCCTGAGGCTAGGGGGTGTCTACAACGGCCCCAGACCCGAAACGTCTTGAGCTTCAGACACTCCTGGAGGGGGTGCTGGGAAGCAAGAACGTATATTTTCAGCCCCCTTCCAACGTCCAGATGCAGTATCCCTGCATTGTCTACGCCCAGGACAACGCGAAGGTCGAGTTCGCGGGCAACAAGCCCTACAGCTACGCCAAGCGATACCAGGTCACGGCGATATCCAGGAGTCCGGATTGGGACGTCCCGGACAAGATCGCTCTGCTGCAGTTGTCCAACCTGAATCGCATATTCACGGCGGACAACCTCCATCACTACGTCTACAACCTGTACTTCTGAGAGGGAGTCTCCAAGCATGACCCAGCTCACCTGGGACAAGAGTGGCGAGCGGTACTACGAGACCGGCGTCGACCACGGTGTCCTCTACATCCCCGACAGCCAGGGTGCCTACGTCAACGGCTACGCGTGGAACGGTCTCACCACCGTCACCGAGTCGCCGTCGGGCGCCGAGTCCAACCCGCAGTACGCGGACAACATCAAGTACCTGAACCTCATCTCGGCCGAGGAGTTCGGCGGCACGATCGAGGCCTTCACCTACCCCGACGAGTTCGGTCAGTGCGACGGCACCGCCGCTCCCACGCCGGGTGTCCTCATCGGTCAGCAGTCCCGCAAGACCTTCGGCCTGTCCTACCGCACCAAGCTCGGCAACGACCTGGACGGTCAGGACCACGGCTACAAGCTGCACCTCGTCTACGGCGCCCTGGCGGCCCCGTCGGAGAAGGCCTACGCCACCGTCAACGACTCGCCCGAGGCGATCACGTTCTCGTGGGAGTTCACCACCACTCCGGTCGATGTCGGGCAGATCGCCGGTGTCGACTACAAGCCGACGGCCACCCTGACGATCGACTCCACCAAGGTGGACGCCGGAGCGCTCGACACCCTGGAGGAGTTCCTCTACGGCACCGAGGGCACCGACCCGTCGCTCCCCGACCCGGCCACCGTCATCGCCATGTTCTCCGGCACCGTCCTCGAGGCCACCCCGGTCGAGCCGACGTACGACGCGGCGACCGACACCATCACCATCCCGACCGTCACCGGCGTCAACTACTACATCGGTGGCGAGCTCCAGGCCCCGGGACCGGTCATCATCTCGGACGACACCATCGTCGAGGCCCGTCCGGCCAAGGGCTACAAGTTCCCGCCCAACGTCGACAACGACTGGCTCATCACCTACTCGTAAACCAATCCATCGGCCTAAGGAGGCTAGAGAGTGCTCGTCATCGAAGTCGTTCTTGAAGAAGGCTTCGACGAGGAGAACCAGAAGTTCGTTGCTGTTAAGTCATGCGTGCTCGAGTTGGAGCACTCTCTTGTCTCCCTGTCAAAATGGGAGTCGTTCTTCGAGAAGCCGTTCCTCAGTGACAAGGAGAAAACTCCGGAGGAAGTGTTCGAGTACATCAAGATGATGACCGTCACTCCGAATGTTCCTCCGGAGGTTTTTTCCTGCCTCACAACAGCCAACGTCGAGAAGATCCGTAACTACATCGACGCGAAGATGACCGCTACGACGTTCAACGAGCAGGGCGCCCCCAAGAGAAACCGTGAAGTGATCACTGCTGAGATCATCTATCACTGGATGATCGCGGCGGGCGTCCCGTTCGAATGTCAACACTGGCATCTGAACCGACTGTTGACGTTGATCCGCGTGATCAACCTGAAGAACGCCCCTCCGAAGAAGATGGGTAAGCGCGAAATGCTCGCCCAGCGAAACAGGCTCAACGCCATGCGGAAGCAACAGTACGGAACCAGCGGGTGAGAGGAGGAAGTTGAATGCCCAGGATCACCTGGGGTAGTTCCGGTTCAAGGAGCTACGAAACCGGCGTCGACCGAGGAGTTCTGTTCGTTGGGTCGCAGGCCGGGGTTCCCTGGGTCGGGCTGACCTCGGTCGAAGAGAACCCCGTTGGCGGTCAAACGAAGGCGTATTACATCGATGGTGTGAAGTACCTCCAGACCTCTGCTCGAGAAGAGTACAGCGCCACCATCAATGCCTTCACATATCCCGACGAGTTCGGGGTGTGCGATGGCACTGCTCAAGTGCGTCCGGGCCTCCAACTCACCCAACAGCGACGGAAGTCTTTTGGGTTCTCCTATCGAACCCTGATCGGCGACAGCTTGAACCCCGACAAGGGTTACAAGATCCACATCGTCTACAACGCCCTAGCCGAACCCGCTCGACGCAACTACTCCAGCATCAGCGATTCGCCCGAACCCATCGACTTCAGTTGGACGATCACGACCAAGGCACCCGTTGTCTCCGGGTACAACCACTCCGCCCACGTCGTGATCGACTCTCGGAAGACCGACGCCCAGGTCCTCAAGGCCGTCGAGGATATTCTCTACGGTAACGACGAACTCATGTCGAGGCTTCCGAGTTTCGAAGAGCTTCTCGACATATTCGATGCCCTTCACGTCATCACCGTCACCCTTAACGGCGACGGTACGGCCACCATCGAAGGACCCGACGAAGCCATCCGAATGCTGGACGCGAACATATTCCAGATCGAATGGCCCACTGTGGGCGCCATCGACGAGGACACCTACGAAATCAGTTCCGGATAGAAAGGTGGTCCTGTGGCTACCGTAACCGTAGTAACGGCCGACAAGTCCGCCGAAATCGAGGCGGCCACCATCGTCGGCGCCGCCGTTAACACCTCGACCACCCGTCTGGAGCTCACCAAGAAGGACGGGTCGACCATCGACGGCGGCAACACCACGAACATCCGTCTCCACAACGGAACGTCATATCTGCTCGCCGGTGCATCGCGCATCTTCGTCGGCCCCACCGATCCGGGCACCGTCCCCGATGGCTGCGTCTGGCTCGACACCAGCGGAACCTGAGGGAGGTGATCCGTGTCATATTCTCAGAACCTGGTCGATGAGTTCGCCGATGGGACGATCGACACCACAAAGTGGACCATCACCCAGGGTCCTGGAACCACGGAAGCCGACGGGTTCCTAAAACAAACGGCCGTCCCGGACTACCCTCGAATCGAGGGTAAGCAGCTTTTCGATATTTCGAACGGCATTCTGGCGGCCAAGCTGTCGCACTCTGGCGCTCCCACAAGCGCAACTGAGATCTACGTGGGGGCTCACGACGCGTCCGGTAACGCCATATCCGCGCTCGGTGCTGTGAATGGTAGCTACATCACATTCCAGCCCACCGGATTGGCGATCTTCAGCGACGAAGTCGTGACCGATGAGACTGTCGGCGTGGGACCTTCGTGGGTTGAGGGTTCGTGGTGGGGTATCGGGAACATGGGTCCCGACAACGTCATCCACATGTACAACTCGGTGGATGGGCAGACCTGGAACGAGATGGCCCGCTGCACCGTCGGCGGAACATTCAACAAGTCTGCCGTCGGACTCGTCCTCATGACCGGCGTCTGGGAAGGCACCTCGACCTGGACAACTCAATGGGACGACGCTTCTTTCTGGGAGCTCGTTCCCGACAACGTCCAGTTGGTCAAGGTCCGCTCCGGCGGACTCTGGGTTCCGTCCAAGCCCAAGGTCCGCTCCGGCGGAATGTGGGTCGACGTGAACGGGAAGGTCAAGGTTCGACAGGGTGGGACTTGGGTGCTTCTCCCTGGAAGCAACTCCCCCGTTCCGATGGTGTCGGCGGGACCTTCGGAAACGATCGCTCCTTCCTCGACCTTCACGCGAACCGCGACGGAGGACGACAGTGGAAGTCCGATCACGAATCGCTCGTGGGAGATCGTTTCGGGTCCTCTCGGTTCCGGGACGGTCATCGGAACAGATGCAGCGCTGTCATGGGTTCCTGGCTCCTCTCCTCTGGCCACTGTCGATATTCGTCAGCCGGTCTGTCAGGAGATGGCCTTCGAGCTGACGAGCACGGCCGAGAACAGCACCACCGACTGGACAACCTCGTACAACTACATCGAGGACATCGGCGACGATCGTGGTTACACCGCCGGTCTGGTCGGTTTCACGTCTGCCACTGGCGACATGCTGGTTCTCATTCAGAACTACGCCGAAGAGTACCCGGGTAACGCCCTCGAGGGCTATATTCCCGGACTCGAACAGTGTGCCGCCATCGGGTATGGCCCTGACGCTTCTGCGGCAGCAGCCAATTACCTCGGTGCCGCTTTCATGACGGCATGGATCAACGAGGCCGACGCACAGCCTGGTTTCCGGAAGGTCCAGCGCGACATGCGCAAGAGCACCTACTGGGACGACTGCTTGGTACAGGCACTTGCCGACGGGGTTGGACCTCTGGGTCTGGCTCTTCACTACGATATTCTCGTCAACCACGGGATCGGTGAGGACTCGCAGTCGTACGGCGGGATCATCGCAGCAGCTCGTGCTTCGGACACTCCCCCGCCTTCGGCCGGAGGCGACGAAGCGGCATATTTGACGAAGCTCTGTGATCTTCGTGATGCCGTCCTCCAGGACTGGGGCGACTACAACCCTCTGGGTCGTAGCAGCATGTTCCGTTCACTCATCGACGGCGGGAAGCTGGATCTTCTGGGGCTCATCACCTGGTCGATCTACGGCGATTCGTTCTCGTTCAACCGTCCGAACCCGCCTGCCGATGCTCAGCTCGGCGACTACGTTCTCCGATATTCCGCGACGAATGCCTTCGGTACGTCGTCCTCGGAAACGACCATCACAGTGGACGTCGTCTGATCTGAACACCACATCAAGGAGTCATCTTGATTTCGTTCGTATCCACCCGTTCGGGTAAGCGAACGGAAGACTCCCTCAGACGGCTGGCTCGAGGTGATATTTACAACTCCCTCGAGTCAGCCGCCCAAACGGGCGTCAACGCCCTGGCTTCAGCCACTCCGGTTGAGTCGGGTTTGGCAAAGGACTCATGGGGCTACAACATCGAGCGCTCCGGAAAGTCCGTCACGATCACTTGGACCAACAACGACGTGGAGAACGGTTTTCCCGTTGCCATCATGCTTCAGTATGGGCACGGAACCGGAACCGGCGGCTACGTCCAGGGCCGAGACTACATCAACCCCGCGATGAAACCGATATTTGACCGCATCGCAGATCAAGTATGGAAGGCGGTGACATCCGCATGAGCACCATCGACGAGCGCGTCGTTCAGATGAAGTTCCAGAGCGCCGAGTTCCAACAGGGCGTTCAGCAGACGATCCGCTCCCTCGAAGCCCTCAACAAGAGCCTCCAGCTCCAGGGGGCGCAGAAGGGTCTCGCGGGGGTCGCTCAGGTCAGTCAGAGCTTCAACCAGAACATGGCCACCAACCGAGATGCTCTCGGACGCTTCACAAAGGGCGTTTCGGAAGTGGCCACGGAAACCCAGCAGTTCGGTCAGAAGGTCGAAGCTGGGCGTGGATTTCTTGAGCGTTTTTCCAGTGGCGTAAGCACGGTGGCCACCGCAGCTCAGCTGTTCGGTCAGAAGGTTTCATCCAGTGAGAAGGCCCTTGAAGGCTTCCTCACAAAGATGAACAAGAGCAATGCGGAAGCCAATAAGAACACCGGCTCTCTCAAGAATCTTGAGGGCGGAGTTCAGAGCCTGGCCAGCCGCTTCACGGCTCTTGGGCAGATAGCTCAGGGCGCCTTGATGAACATCGGTGCCCGGGCTCAGGAAGCCGGTATGCGGCTGGTCAACTCGTTCACGTTCGGCCCGCTCATGGATGGTTTCCGTGAGTACGAGACGAACATGAACTCGATCCAGACGATTCTCGCCAACACCCAGGCTGCCGGAACCACTCTCAAGGACGTCACCGGTGCTCTGGACGAGCTCAACCACTACTCCGACCAGACCATCTACAACTTCTCCGAGATGGCTAAGAACATCGGTACCTTCACGGCTGCCGGTGTTGGTCTGAAGGAGTCGACGGCTGCGATCAAGGGTATCGCCAACCTTGCAGCCATCTCAGGATCGAATTCAGAGCAGGCCGCTGGTGCGATGTACCAGCTTTCGCAGGCTCTTTCGGCCGGTCGTGTGACTCTCGAGGACTGGAACTCGGTTGTCAACGCTGGTATGGGCGGTACTGTGTTTCAGCGTGCGCTGGCGCAGAATGCCGTCAAAATGGGTACACTTTCCGAGAGCGCAGTCAAGCTCAAGGGTGACATGAAGAACGTCACCATCGAAGGAAAGTCCTTCCGTGAATCGATCACGGCAGAACCCGGCAAGGAATCCTGGCTGACGTCCGGAGTTCTGACCCAGACACTGGCTCAGTTCACCGGTGACCTGACCGATGCAGAACTCGCTGCGCAGGGGTTCAGCAAGGCACAGATCAAGGCGATCCAGGACCAGGCCAAGATGGCCAAGGCTGCGGCTACCGAGGTCAAGACTGCGACCCAGCTCTTTGGAACCTTCAAGGAGCAGTTGGGGTCGGGCTGGGCTCGGACATGGCAGATCATCTTTGGTGACTTCGCCGAAGCCAAGGGTCTGTTCACTGGGGTGAGCAACTCCATCGGCGGATTGCTTCAGAGGTCCTCCGATGCCCGAAACAAGATGCTCACGGAGTGGGACAAGTTCGGTGGGCGAACTGCGCTCATCGACGGTATCACCAACTCCATGAAGGCCTTGGGTAGCGTCTTTACGCCCATCAAGGATGCCTTCCGGGAGATATTCCCGGCCACTACTGGTAAACAGCTTGCTGACATGACGAAGTCCTTCCGGGACTTCACCGAACGCCTCATCGTTGGGAGTGCTACAGCAGACAAACTGAAGCGTACCTTTGCTGGTGTCTTTGCGATATTCGGAATCGCTGTCGACATCATCAAGGGTGTTGTTGGTGTAATCTTTGAGTTGTTCGGAGTCGTTACCCAAGGCTCCGGTGGGTTCCTCAACTTCACTGCCAAGATCGGCGATTTTCTCGTCGCTGTTCGAAATGGAATCCGAGAAGGAGAGGGTCTCAAGAACCTCTTCAAGGGAATCGGAGTGGTTCTCGCCATTCCGATCAAGCTCGTACAGGAGCTTGCCAAGTGGCTTGGGTCGTTGTTCAAGGACACCGATTCCAAGGGTGTCGAGAAGAGCGTCGAAGGCATATCCTCCAAGCTCGAGCCTCTCGGGAGGTTGGGCGAGGTGGCGTCCATGGCATGGGAGAAGACTCTCACGGTCATGGAAAACGTCGGCGACTTCTTCCAGAAGCTGGGCGGTCGCATATCCGACTTCTTCAGCGGTCTGGGCATCGACGTGTCCACGATGTTCGACGGCCTCAACTTCGACAACGTCCTCGCCGGAATCAACACGGGTCTCTTCGCAGGCCTCGTGATGATCATCAAGAATTTCGCCGGGGGTGGAGCTCCGGGATTGCTCGACGGCATCAGCGAAGCCATCGAGAACTTCACCGGCGTTCTTGGGTCGATGCAGAATACCCTTCGCGCTGCGACTCTCCTTCAGATTGCAGTTGCGGTAGGCATCCTGGCGCTGGCCATGAACACCCTTTCCAAGATCGACGCAGAGGGCCTCACCCGAGCCTCGGTCGCCATGGGAGGGCTGTTCACACAGCTCCTCGGGTCCTTGCTCATATTCGAGAAGCTGTCCGGCTTCCAGGGCTTTGCCAAGATGCCGTTTGTGGCCGCTTCGATGATCCTTCTGTCGGTCGCAATCCTTATTCTGGCTCAGGCGGTCGAGGATCTCGCCGCTCTGGACTGGAATGAGTTGGCCAAGGGGATGACCGGAACGGTTGTTCTTCTCGGGGCTCTCGTAGGGGTGTCCCAGCTCATGAAGAACCCCAAGGGCCTCATCTCGACAGGTCTTGGTATGATCGTTCTTGCCGGAGCGATCAAGATCTTGGCCAGTGCAGTGGAAGATCTGTCGAGCCTTGGATGGAACGAACTCGCCAAGGGTCTAGTGGGGGTTGGTGCCCTTCTCGGGGCGCTCACTCTCTTCACCATGTTCGCTAAGGCCAACAAGGGTGGACTGGCTCAGGCGGCTGGAATTGTGCTGCTGGCGGCAGGGATCAAGATCCTCGCCAGCGCCGTAGAGGACTTCTCCAAGATGTCTTGGGGCGAGATCGGAAAGGGTCTAGCAGCCCTGGCCGGTGGCCTCGTCATCATCTCGGGAGCCCTCAAGCTCATCCCACCGACTGCTCCTCTCGCGGGCGCAGGCATCCTTCTCGTGGCTCTGTCGCTGGGTAAGGTCGCCGATGCTCTCGAAGACATGGCAAAGATGTCTTGGGGCGAGATCGGAAAGAGCCTGACGGTCATGCTGGGTGCTCTCGGCTTGATGGCGGCAGCTTTGTACGTCATTCCGCCGACTGCTCCGCTCGGTGCGGCCGCGATGATGATCACGGCTCTTGCTCTGCAGCAAGTTACCGGCGTTCTCGTCAAAATGTCAGAGTTCTCTTGGGAAGAGATCGGCAAGGCCATGGTCGTGCTGGCAGGAACTCTCGGTTTGATCGCCGGGGCCCTCCTGCTAATGCCCGGGGCACTTCCCGGGGCAGCAGCACTGCTGGTCGTTTCGGCTGCTCTCTGGGTTCTCCACCCAGTACTCGTCGCGTTCAGCGAGATGACGTGGGAGGAGATCGGGAAGGGACTCGTCATGCTTGCCGGTGCCCTTGTGGTCATCGGTTTGGCTGGCTTGATCCTGGCTCCGGTTGTCCCGGCCATCATCGGTCTGGGTGCCGGTGTCGCTCTGTTGGGCGTCGGTATGTTGGCTGCTGGTGCTGGCGTGCTTCTGTTTGCTACTGCTCTCACTGCTCTGGCTGCAGCAGGTTCTGCTGCCACGGCGATGATCATCGGAATCGTGGCCGGTCTTATCGGTCTGATCCCCGAGGTCATGAAGCAGATCGGCTTGGGCCTTGTTGCCTTCGCCGAAGTCATCGCCACGGCGGGACCTGCGATCACCAAGGCGCTTGTTACGGTCTTGGAATCGCTCATATCTGCGATCGTCAGAGTCACTCCGAAGATCGTGGATGCGCTTCTCAGGATGCTGACCATGCTTCTCCAGAAGCTGGCTCAGTACGTCCCTAAGATGGTCGACGCCGGTCTCAAGTTGTTGACGGGTTTCCTCAGGGGAATTGCGAACAACATCGGCAAGGTCATCGACGAAGCAACTCGGGTTGCCGTCAACTTCCTCAACGGCATCGCCAAGAACCTGCCGAAGATCATCCAGTCCGGATTCAACCTGATCATCAAGTTCATTCAGGGTGTCAGGAAGGCCATCGACTCGAACGCCGAGACCTTGGGCCGCGAAGGTGGCAAGATGGCTGTGGCCATCGTCAAGGGCATGGTGAAGGGCATCATGGCGGGGCTTGGAGAGATCAAGAACGCCGCTATGAACGTGGCGAAGAGTGCTCTCGACAGCGCCAAGAACTTCCTCGGGATTCACTCACCCTCGAAGGAGTTCGAGAAGGTCGGTAATTACGTCAACGACGGTTTCCGAAAGGGTCTGGACGGAAACAAGCAGCAGATCTACGACGCCTTCAACGGTTTGAAGAAGATGCTTCTCGATCTCTCGAAGAGTTCGAAGGCATCCGCTTCGGAGCGCAAGAAGGCTGCTGCTGCATATTCCACCCTGACGAAGTCGCTCAACGACGAGAAGTCGACTCTGGGCAAGCTCGCAGACAAGTACGACGCCCTCACCGAGAAGATCAAGAAGGCGGACGAGGCATACAAGGCCGCCATCAAGACTCGGGACGACTACCGCAAGCAGATCACCGACAAGTACTCGGACGTCGCAAGCCCTACGGCGGAGACGACATATTCGAGCTACGTGGAGGAGCTGAAGAAGCAGATCGAGGACACCAAGCTGTTCTCGAACGCGCTTCAGAAGCTGCGTGGGTTCGGTCTCAACGACGAGCTCTACAAGGATCTGTTGGAGCAGGGCCCCAGTGCTCTGCCGTTCGTCAACGAGCTTCTCGACAAGGGTATCGAGGGAGTCAACGAGGTCAACAAGCTTGGTAAGGACCTCGACGCTGCGGGCGCCCACATTGGCAAGCTGGGGTCGGACGCGCTCTACCAGGCGGGTGTCGACTCGGCCAAGGGTCTGCTGGAAGGCCTCAAGTCTCAGCAGAGCCGCCTCGAGAAGCAGATGGACACCATCGCTGCGGCGATGATCAACGCCATCAAGAAGAAGCTCAAGATCAAGTCCCCGTCGCGCGTGTTCATGGAGATGGGCGGATATTCCGCGCAGGGACTCGTCAAGGGTCTGGACGAAATGTCCGGTTCTGTCGAACGGTCGGCTGCCCGCACTGGAGCGGCTGCCGTAGAGTCTCTCCGGAAGTCTCTTTCGGGATTTTCCGATCTCATCGCGCACGACCGCGATCTGCAGCCTGTCATCACTCCGGTGCTGGACCTGTCCGGTGTCCGGAAGGATGCTGCCGGAATCGGCGGATTGCTCGGGTCGAACTACCTCGACACGGGTTCGGCGTACGCCAAGGCGAAGTACGTTGCCGCAGGCATCGCTTCCAATCGGGCTGCACTGGAGGGCGATATTCCGGTCGGAGGATCGGTTTCGTACGTCCAGAACAACTACTCGCCCAAGGCTCTGTCCTCGGCCGAGATCTACCGCAACACCAAGAACCAGTTGTCTACAGTGAAGGGAGCCCTGGCTACCAGTGCTAACACGGGTGGAAGTCCGTAATATTCAGGGCGACCTTTTCAAGCTGGTCCTGGATGACCCCTCATCGGGGTACATCGTTGCGGATATTGACGGGCTGGGTCCGGTAAAGGCCACGCTGGTGTCGTCGAGTTTCGCAGGCATGGACGGTGAGCAGTATCAGTCCAGCCGCCGAAGTGCTCGGAACATCACGTTCAAGCTGGAACTGGACCCAGACCCGTCTACCGACACGGTATGGAGTCTGAGGGACAAGCTCTACGATTTCTTCATGCCGAAGTTGCAAATCACCCTGCAGTTCTTCCGAGAGGATGGGCTCGTAGTCGAGATTCCGGGAGTCGTCGAATCATGCGATCCGGATCACTTCGCGCAGGAGCCGACGATGGATATTTCCATCATGTGCTTCCGACCCGTCGACTTCTACGAGCTCACCTCTCGGACGATCGACACGCTACTCACGTCTGACACCGACTTCACCTTCTTCGACTATGAGGGGACGGCGGAGACCGGTGTCGTGTTTCAGTTGACTGCCGATCGGGCGGTAGACGAGCTAACGGTCTACCACCAGATCCCCAGCGGGGAGATCCAGACACTCACCTACGACAACGCCCCTTTGATTGCCGGGGATATTCTGACCATCAGCACGGTCTCCGGCGACAAGTGGGCGACTCTTAACCGTGGCGGAACCATCACTTCGGTTCTCTACGGTATCTCGCCGCAGTCCAAATGGATCGAGTTGCAGCGAGGGAGTAACGGAATCCGGATGTACGCCACCGGTGCGGGCATACCTGTCACCATGACGTACGTCACTCGATACGGAGGATTGTGATGGAGGCTTACACTCTCGATCCCCTCCTCCGCCGTCAGGAAGTTATCGATCAGTTCGAATCTCTCATCTGGACTGAGCGGTACCAGGCCTACGGCGACTTCGAGATGGACATATTTTCCAACTCTCGGAGTCGGAAGCTCCTCAAGACCGGAACCATGCTCGCCATGAACGAGTCGCATCGGATCATGACGGTGGAGACGGTGGAGGATTCTCTCGATTCCGAGGGTCGGAAGATGCTCAAAGTCAAGGGTCGTTCCATCGAGAACATCCTCGAAGACAGGATCGCAAAAGAGTCTGTCTCAGACCTGACCACTTCGCCGAAGTGGACCATCACGGACACCCCGGCGAACGTAGCCCGGAAGATCTTCCACGATATTTGTGTCCTCGGGATTCTCGATCCCATGGACGTGATCCCCTTCATCAACGAAGGGACGTTCATGCCTGAGGACACCATTCCGGAACCGGTCGACCCGATCACGGTGGAGTTGGAGCCCACCACGGTCTACAATGCGCTCACTGAAATTTGTAGCGTCTGGAACCTCGGTTTCAGGATGCTGCGATACTACGACACGTCTCAGCTCTACTTCGATGTGTACACGGGTAGCGACAGGACCACGTCTCAAACGGCGTTGGCCCCCGTCGTATTCACCACTGAGCTTGACAATCTCCAGAACATCAAGAAGCTCACCACCATCGAGAAGGCCAAGAACGTAGCGTATGTATATTCTCCTGCTGGTTTCCAGAAGGTGTACCCAGTGGGCGTCGAGCCTGACGTCAACGGTTTCGAACGCCGTATCCTGGTGGTGAACGCCACCGATATTACGGCCGACAACCCCAACGTCGAAGCGGCTCTACTCCAAAGAGGCCGAGAAGAGCTGTCCAAGAACCAGGCAATTCAAAGCCTCGACGGAGAGATCAACCAGTTCAGCCAGTACAAGTACGGCGTGCACTACAACCTCGGCGACATCGTCGAGATGCGCAACGATGACGGCGAAACCAACAACATGCGGGTGACGGAACAGATCTTCGTGTCTGACCGAGAGGGGGAGCGTACATATCCGACGCTCACCGTCAACACCTTCATCACGACGGGATCGTGGCTGTCCTGGATGAACAACAAGGTCTGGCTGGATCTCGACGGTGACCCGACGACTTGGTCGGAGCAGCCTTGATATTCGTAAGGGAGGTTGTACATGGCTGAAGGAGATCAGGCAATAGCCGCTGGCTTTCCGACAGTTCCGGAAACCGGCGAGGAGGGTCGAGTTCGCTGGGGTGCTCGGGAGATCAACCGAACCCGGGACTTCATCGCTCAGGTGAAGGCGCTCATCCCCACCGGCAAGGCCGGGTTCCGGACTGCCGCAGGCATTTCCTCCGGGACGGCTGACCCGACCGGCGGGAACGACGGCGACATCTACTTCAAGATCATCAGCTAGGAGTAGGTGCCGTGGCCGATTACAAGAAGACAACCGGTAGCGCTGGTCTCGGATATTTGATGATCCGCGATACCGGGACCGATGTCGAGTTCTACTTCCGGGCTGGTTACTCGTCGGACTGGTGGAACGGAATGCCGTTCAACTGGACCGCCAACGGAACGACCACCAGTAAGACGATCAACTATCCGACTGGTAGGCCGCTCTACAAGGTCGGCGAAGTCCGGATCACCAAATCCCAAACGGTCACCTTCCGTCTGACGGACGGTTCCAGTGCTTCGGGTATCGGTGGACCGACGTCGTTCAGCGTAGCCATCAAGAGGGCAACGGTCCCGGCCAAGCCGACGACTCCCGTCATATCCTCGATCACGTCGACGTCTGTGTACGCGACATTTTCGGACGGGTCCAACGGCGGGGCCGCGATCGACTTCCGGCGTATCGGCTACGGCACTAGCTCATCAGCACCTCAGAAGTACATAAGTTCTGACCGGTCCACGACCATCACCGGGCTCTCTCCGGGAACGACGTACTACTTCTGGGCGCAGACCCGCAACTCCGAGGGATATTCTGCGTGGTCAGGACGGGCGAGCGCTAAGACGCTCAAGGTCCCGGATGCACCGACTACCCCGCTGCTTGCCGCAGTTCGCATGACGAGCGTGGACATCGCGTTCACTGCGAACGGGAATGGCGGGGCGTCGATCACCGGGTACGAGGTCGGTTACAGCACGAGCTCATCGGGCGATCCGACTACAACCGTTCCTGCCAAGTCGCCGATGACCCTAACCGGTCTATCGCCGGGAACCACATATTTCTTCCGAACCCGAGCGAAGAACTCGGTCGGTTGGAGTACGTGGTCCTCTGCAAGCAGTATCAAGACCATTGCGGGCGCCTACATCAAGGTCGGCACTGCATGGAAGCTTGCGGTTCCCTACGTCAAGGTTGACGGCGTTTGGAAGATCGCCGAACCATGGGGGAAAAGCGTAGGGGTCTGGAAGAGAACGACATAGCACAGCACATATTTAGGGGAGGGTGCGTATGGAGACATGGCTGCAGTTGGTCCTGACTTCGCTCGTAACACTTGGCGCTTCATCGGGCTTCTGGGCCTACTTGCAGCACAAGGACCGGGCCCGGTCGGCCACCACGCGGCTCCTGATGGGGATGGCCTACGACACCATCACCACTTTGGGTATCGCTTACATCGAGCGAGGGTGGGTTACCAAGGACGAGTACGAAGAACTGCGCAAGTACTTCTTCGAACCGTACAAGGCTCTCGGCGGAAACGGCGTCGCCGAGCGCATCATGGGGGAAGTCTCCCGGCTTCCCTTCCAGTCCCACAGCCGCTATTCCGAGATATTTCGGAACCGAGAGAACGAGGGAACGATCAACCATGTCCGAGTCGTCACACGCCAAGAGCAAGACACCCCTTCTGGGTGACAAGGCCTACGCGGTACTCAAGTACACGGCCGCGATCGTACTCCCGGCGGTGAGCACGCTATATTTCACGCTCGCCCAGCTCTGGGGCCTCCCGAACGCGGAGGAAGTCGTCGGGACCATCGCGGCGGTCAACGCCTTCATGGGACTCCTGCTCGGGGTCTCGACGGTCTCGTACAACAACAGCTCGGTCGCCTACGATGGCACGATCAAGCTCGACGGTAACCAGATGGCGTCCATCCAGCTCCATCACGAGTCGCCGTCGAGCTTCGTCAACAAGCCCGTAGCGATCCTCAAGATCGAGAACGACACAGCCGAGTAACACTAGGTCGCAGGGGTCGCATATTTTACACGCCCTATAGTGAGACCCCTACGGAAGGAACAGCTTTGCCCAAGATGCTGAAGTTCAAGACGTCGGAGCCGAACGACCTCCAGAAGGAGATCAAGCGACTGTTCGAAAAGCTGGCAAACACGCCGGAGGACAGCGATGAGTACAACCGCGTAAGCGACCAGTTGGCCAAGCTCTACAAGCTGCAGGAAGTTGATTCCAAGCAGAAGGTGAGCAAGGACCAGTGGGTCGCTTCGCTGGCGTCTCTCGCTGGCATCCTGGTGATTGTCGCCTACGAGCACGGTCACGTGATCGCCTCCAAGGCAGCGCTCAGCTTCGTCAAGAAGTGACCTTCACCACCTGAGAAAGCGTCCCAACCAGGACGACCGGACGGGCGGCGTGTAGACCCTAACAAGGTTTACACGCCGTCTGTTTTTTGCCTAATAGCTCTCTCTGGGGCCCTTTAGACCAGTATCGCACATATTACAAGGCCTATAGTGAGACCCTTACCTAGAAAGGCTGTTGGCTATGACCATCGCTATCGCTGCTCTGCTCGGTGTCATCGCAGGAATCTGCGCCTCCTATATCCTGAACCGGAAGAAGAACCGCCATCAGACTGAAGACCTCGAAGTCCTCGGCCGCATGCAGTTCATCGACGGGTTCACGGCTGGGTGGGACAGAGCCTTCGAGACCATCGACCAGACCGTCGCGCAGTGCGAGAGCATATCTGAGACCAAGAAGGACTGAGTTTCAGCCCGGACCCCTACATGGGGTTTGGGTTTCGTCGAGGGTCGCATATTTTACACGCCCTATAATGAGACCCTTAACGAAAGGACCAGCCACTCATGAACATCAAGCAGAAGTTCGAGAAGGCCAAGAAGAAGTACCAGGAGAACCAGATCGCGGTGGATGCAACCATCATCGCTGGATGCCTCGCTACGGCTGCATTCTGTCTCCACGTCATCAAGCGAATCGACGAGATCCGAGAGGACATCGCCGAGGCGCGCGAGGACGTGGAGATGGCAGACGCCAAAATCCGACTCATCAACGACAGTGCGAAGCACGTCCGCGAGACAGGACACTCCGTCACCATCTTCAACGGCCGAGACGAACCCATGTTCATCATGAACCCCGTCCCTGACGAGAACTGATCTCATGCCCGGACCCCTACATGGGGTTTGGGTTTCGTAGGGTCGCATATTTTGCAAGGCCTATAGTGAGACCTACGAAAGGATCGTCATGAACGAGAAGCTGAACAAGCTCAAGTCGAAGATCAAGAAGCACCTCCCCGAAATCGCCACCGTTGCAGCATTCGTTGCGGCTGCGTCATACGCCTTCTACTCGAAGGGTTCCCCTCAGACCGAGGAGGAGCCCGAAGAGCACAAGACGTTCCGCATCGCCCTGAACGACTGCTGCTTCGAGGAGCTGAAGAGCGGAGACTCCGTCTTCTGGGAATTCGACAACGCCACCATCGACCTCGCATACGACCCGGATTGCTGATCTGAGACCCGACCCCGCAAGGGGTTTGGGTTTACGCCGTTAGGGGTCTCGCAGGATTTACACGCCCTATAATGAGACCCCTAACGGAAGGCCTACCAATGCTGCACAAGCAGATTCTCGAGCTTACTTCGCTCCAGATGTTCGGACTTCGTTACCTCGACCTCGAGTCGTTCGAGATGCTCATGGGCTACATCGCCCACATCTCCGAACACCTCAAGGCCGGTCGCGTAACGTCGCCTGAGCAGATGATCGAAATAGCCGTGAACTACTTCGTCGACAACGGTACGTTTGACGAGTGAGCTCAAGACCCGACCCCGCAAGGGGTTTGGGTTTCGCCGTCAGGGGTCGTCATATTTCCGGGGAGGGAACCATGAACGGAAAGCTCTTCTTCGCGCTTGTGGTGGTTGGAGCCATTGCATCATCGGTAGTGGGGACTACCCTTGCTCGGCGGCACCAGCGAAGCTTCGACAAGAACGCACGCATCCGCACGTACCACAAGGCGTTCGAAGACCAGATGCGGATGTACGAAGACGACCCGAAACGGCGGGTGGAGTCAGTCATTTTCTGGAAGCAGATCGTCGACGACGAGATGTTCTGACAGGTCTTCGCATATTTTACACGGCCTATAGTGAGACCCCTACCGATTGGACACCACTATGTTCTTCAAGAAGAAGGCCGTCCAGTTCACGATCGTCGACAAGCCCAAGCACCCGAAGGCGAACGACACCACTCCCGAAGAGACCCATATTCTTCACCCCGACTCCGTCAAGGCAATCGCCGACCACGGAAAGACGTTGGTGAAGCATGTCGCTCTCGCCGCGATTGGTGTCTACGCCGCCGTCAAGGCCATCGACACCGTGAGCCAGATCGCCGTCAAGAAGACCAAGAGCGCCGACCAGGACTGACCTCGAACCCGGACCCCTACATGGGGTTTGGGTTTCGTCATATCCTCGCAAGAATTACACGCCCTATAATGAGACCCCTACCCCTCAAGATTGGACATCCCATGAACGAGAAGAAGAACGAGAAGTTCGCCTCCCTCAAGCAGAAGATCAAGACCTACGCCCCCAGCGTGATCGCCTTCACCGCAGCCGCCGCCTCCACGGTGCTCGTGCTCAACTCCATCAAGAACGCCGCCCAGGCGTCCGAGATCGAGGTCGAGCTCGTGCCCCTCCCGGAGGTGACCGGCGACGACAAGAAGGCGCTCCTGGAGCGCGAGGACCTGATCGTTCAGCAGAGCGAGATGGACGACGTCTACTACCTCTCCGTCATGAACAACACCAACACCGAGAACTGACCTCAAAGCCTGAACCCCGCAAGGGGTTTGGGTTTCGCTTTCCAAATTTTCCCGGGCGGGTATTTTGAGCAGAACCTCGCAAGAATTACATGCCCTATAATGAGACCCGTACCCTTTAGAGATTGGAAACTTCTCATGGACAACACCACCTCCACCGAGACCCAGGACATCAACTTCGGCAAGGAGATCGCCAAGGCATTCGCCGTGGGCACCGCTATGTCGGCTGCCACCACGGTCGGATTCCTCGCGGTCGGCTTCGCCTACGCGAAGTACCTGGAGAAGAAGGAGGCCAAGAAGGCCAAGAAGAACGCCAAGACCGAGAACTGACCTCAAGACCCGACCCCGCAAGGGGTTTGGGTTTCGCCTGGGAGGGGGATATTTCGATGGAGCCGCCGAAGCTGGTTACGCTGCTTCCCGAAACGGAAGAAGCGGTCGTCGAGGAGGAGCCCTTCTGGGACCCTCCGTTCCGACGTGTCGTCATCAACCTGGTCGTCGTACTGGGTCTCAAGGTCGCTACCGGGATCGCCATGAAGAAACTGGCGAACTCGGTCAAGGCATATTCCAAGAGGAGTGAAGCATGAACGAAGGTCTGAAGAGGCTCAAGGAAGAGTTCAACGAGAACCCGGTCGCTGTCATCGGTGTCATTTCCGTGGCGCTCGCGGCGGCGGGGAAGGTCATCAACGCGGTCGGCGCCTACCAGGGCCGCCGGGCCTACGCCAAGGACGTCAACCGCCGAGTCAAGAAGTCGAAGAGGTACCCCTATGCAGGCTAAGATCGAACGCCCCGACCCGAACTACCCGCTGGTCTGGGTGACCGTGACCCCGAACGCCATCGAGGCGGGCATCGCCGATATTCTCGAGAAGAAGCGCATCACGCTCCTCGGGATGTGGGGACCCGACTCGAACAACACCCCCGGCATACGGGTGGCGCCCGCCCTGCTCGAGGACGAGCACAAGAAGCCGACGAAGCGTCGGACCCGTAAGGGCTGAACAGCCCTCGCAAGAAATACACGTCCTATAATGAGACCCCTACCTCTAACCAGATTGGACGTGTTATGAACGCCGCCAAGAAGGCCCTCACCTCCGCCAAGGACAAGATCGTCGAGAACAAGACCAAGATCCTCGCAGTCACCACCGTTGCCGCCACCGGTGCGGCGGTACTGCTGAAGATCGGTCTGAAGCAGCACGACGACTTCCTCAAGGAGAAGGGCCTCTACGACGAGTTCTACACCCCCGAAGACGACGAGAACTGATCTCAAGACCCACGCCCCTAGCGCACCCGCGCATGGGGTTTGGGTTTCGCTAGGGATATTCATGGGACACCTCGCAAGAATTACAAGTCCTATAATGAGACCCCTAACGATTGGAGACCCAGTCATGTCCGAGAACCCCACCTCGAAGAAGCCCTCCTTCCTCACGCGTGCCATGCAGGCCGTGGAGGCGAAGAAGGCCGAGATGGCTTCCGACAAGGGCGAGCCCACCTCCGAAGAGGCTGCTGGAAAGCAGGCCCTGAAGAAGTTCGCGCTCGTCACTGCCGGAACCATCGCGGCCACCGTCGCCACCATCGTGCTGATCAACAAGCTCAGCGCTGAGGACGACGAGGACGGCTTCGAGCAGGAGACCGACGACACCGACGAGACCCCCACCGAGAACTGATCTCAAGACCCACGCCCCAGCGCACCCGCGCATGGGGTTTGGGTTTCGCCATATTTAGAAGGGCTGCCCCCTGTGTTCGGCGAAGTGATGGGTAAGACGAAGAACCAGCTCCGGCGCGAGGTTCTGATGATGAGGCTTCGACAGCTCAAGCGCCATATTCCGGCCATCGCCGGAGCCGTCGGGACGATCGCCGCCACGGCCATCGCGGTGCACTACAAGCACGAGGCCGAGAAGATCGAGTCCTTCAACGTGGACAACGAGTGGACGGACATCCCGGTCCCCCAGCACCTGATGGACGCTCTGGAGGACGGCCACACCCTGCACTACCGCCAGGTCCGCATCGATGACGAGACCTGCTACTCCCAGTACAGCTCCAGCGCGAAGGGGATCGGCTTCACCCCCGAGCTGGACGAGCGCTTCGAGGAAGCGAAGAAGGAGAGAGACAATGCGTAAGACCCTGATCATCCCGGTGGCTGCGCTTGCCTCCATATCCTTGCTGACCGCCTGCGGTGGTTCCAGCGACTCCGACTCGAAGGCTCCCAAGAGCTTCGTCGGAGACTGGTACCAGACCAACAGCTCGGACGACGGCGTCTACATGACGGCCTCGGTGAGCGCGAACGACTCCATCCAGATCACCATGAAGACGCGCGACAGCAGCGCCGTCTACTGGATGGGTTCGTTCCAGGTCTCGGACAAGAAGACGTCGGACTCGTTCAAGCTCGAGTCCAAGGCCGACCCGGACGCCCAGAAGTGGATGGCGTCGTCCATATTCGGCTCGCAGGACAAGTCGAAGATGTTCGAGTACAAGAACGGCGACATCAGCTACAAGTTCACCATGGTCGGCGTCACCAAGACCATCCATCTCGCCAAGGCCGAGTCCATTCCTTCCGACGAGAACGTGGCGGCTCCGGAGGTCGACATCGACAACCACAAGCCCAAGAAGGTGAAGACGCCGAAGCCCGCGTCCCCTCCGAAGGCACCCCCGGCTATCAAGAGCCCGGTCAAGAAGTAGATCCACTCGCACCAGAATCGCCAGCACGGCGACACGACAGGAGCTTCAATCATGGACTTCAGCGCGCTGTTCCAGCGTGCAGGTAAGGTCGCCGCGAACAACTCTCCGGCGATTCTGACCGCACTCAGCGTCTCGGGCGCGATCACCTCCGTATATCTGGCCGCCAAGGGCGCGTTCCAGGCTGCGGAGATCATCCGCGAGGCCGAGGACCACCGGAACGAGACCAACGCGATCGACGGGGGTGATATTCCGGAGATCGACTTCAAGAAGAAGGCCGAACTCACCTGGAAGGTCTACATCCCGGCAGCGACCTGCCTGGCGATGACCGTCACCGCGACCATCTGCGCCAACCGCGTGAGCGAGCGTCGGGCGGCTGCCATGGCTTCGGCCTACGCCTTCGCCGAGAAGAGCTTCAAGGAGTACCGCGAGAAGACGCAGAAGAAGGTCGGCAAGGCCAAGGAGCAGGCGATCCGCGACGAGATCGTCCAGGACCGCATCACGGCCAACCCGCCGGGTCAGACGGTACTCGCCCTCGCCTCCCAGGAGGGCAGCCAGCTCTGCTGGGACAAGTGGACGGACCGATATTTCGTCAGCGACATGGAGACGATCCGCAAGGCGGTCAACGACTTCAACCAGGAGCTCATCAACAGCTCCTACCTGTCGCTCAGCGAGTTCTACCACTACCTCGGCATCCGACCCACCGCCGAGTCCGACAACATCGGATGGACCACGGACGCACTCCTCGAGGTCGACTACTCGGCGGCCCTCACCGACAAGGGAGTCGCGGTGATCGCCATCGACTTCCGCAACCGTCCGAGCAACCGCATTTCCTCTCTGTATTGAAGAGAGGCTGAAGCATGGGGCCCCTCGTTCAGACGAGACTGGGGACCTCGCGGTAATCCATATTGGATCGCCGCCTACGAGTACCACACAAGCCACCCGAACGATATTTTCGGAAACTGAGGAGCCCAAGAGCATGACGAACAACAAGAACACCAAGGTCACCGCCGAGTCCGTCGCCGCCCAGGCCGCCGAGGAGAACCTCGTGGTGCCCAGCGTCCCGGCGCAGAACGAGAAGGTCTCCGAGCCCAAGGTCGTCACCGGCGAGGTCGTCGAGGAGGCCACCGAGACCCCGGAGCTGGAGGTCATCGAGGGCGGCAAGAAGTCCTTCAAGGAGCGCCTGGTCGGCGTGACCGAGAAGCTCAAGGAGAACAAGAAGGTCGTCGCCGGGGTGGCCGTCTCCGTGGCCCTGGCCGCCGTGGCCTTCGCCAAGTTCGCCGCGAAGCAGGCCGTCGAGGAGACCCTCAGCGAGGACGAGGCCGACCTCCAGGTCATCACCGGCGAGAACGAGAACTCCGAGATCCCCGCGACCGACGAGTCCGCCGCCTGATCAACACCCGCTGAAGGTCGGGGCGGTACGTGGGAGTCATATTCTGCGTGCCGCCCCTTCCGCTTGTTAAAACACGAAGAGAAACGAGAAAGCAATGCCCGTCCGTAAGCTCATCAGCCACCAGACCCCCGACGGAACCGACGTCCAGTCCGAGTGGTACTTCTCCCTCGGCAAGACCGACATGGCCGAGATGGAACTGGCCCACATGAAGGACCCCGGCACGTACCTCAAGGAGATCGTCGAGAACGAGGACAGCCGCCGGATGCTCGACCTCTGGCAGGAGATGCTGTTCCGCTCGGTCGGCATCCGCGAGGACGACCTCATCATCAAGGACGCGAGCGTCATACGGCGATTCAAGGGGTGTGGCGCCTACGAGGCGTTCTTCGCCGAGCTGGTCGAGATGCCCGACGCCGGGTTCTCCTTCTTCATCTCGATCATGCCCGCCGACATCCAGAAGAAGATCGCCGAGAGCGACGTCCAGGACCAGCAGTACACCGACGATCAGCTCCTCGCCATGTCCGACGAGGACTTCATGAAGGTCGCGGGCAAGAACCCGATGCAGTGGTCGAAGCACCACACCATGATCGCCATGAAGCGCAAGACGGCCAACGCGGCCTGACGCAACAACGATGAACGGGGCGACCAGCAATGGCGACGGTGGGAGGGGTCTCCCGAAGCCATATTCCGGATGCTGGTCGACTAAACGACAGCCGTAGCTCATTCCTCCCCCAGTTTGAGGAACATGTGCCCCGCTCATCGCGCCATATTTGTAACCGGTATCGAAGGGAAGCAAGCGCCATGGCTCAGAAGACCAAACCGAACTGCTGCCCCAACTGCAACAAGACGCACGAGGAGTGCTCGGACAAGAAGGCCTGTCCCAAGTGGGAGGTCTCTCTGCACGTCTGCAAGATCTTCGGTACCCGACCGCAGCGACCGCTCTCGCCGCGACGACGCATCACCAAGTGACTTCAGGGGTCTCGCATATTTTACAAGGCCTATAGTGAGACCCCTACCGATTGGACACCCTCTCATGCTCAAGCCCCAGAACAAGAAGGACATCGTCAAATTCCTCGTAGCTGGTGCCTTCGCCGTTCTTCTCTCGAAGATCGAGAAGGGCATCAACAACAAGGCTGACGAGTACTTCGGCCCTGACGAAGAGCCCAAGAAGGAACTGACCGCGTAACAATCATTTCCCAACCCCGCAAGGGGTTTGGGTTTTTCGAAAGGTAGCCATGGATTTCCCTGGTAACAGCCACACGTCGAAGATGCAGGCCTCCAAGGAGGATGCGGGTACCACGGAAAGCTCCGAGGCGCCCAAGAAGATAGAACCGGTCGACGTCAAGGGCAAGGTCACGCCCCGCAAGAAGTCCATCGGACGTCAGATGCGAGAGATGTTCGTCGACGAGGGCGAGAACCTCCGCGACTGGTTCGTCAAGGACATGCTGATGCCCACGATCCGAGGGATGATCGTCGCGGCGTTCGGTCAGGTGACGACCGGCTTCCAGCAGGCGCTCGAGGAGAAGCTGAACCCCGGCGAGCGTCCCAGCATCACCCGTCCTCCCACGGGCACCACGCACGTCCCCTACAACCGCTTCTCCTCCAACGCCCCGGTCATCCGGACGATGGGGAACGCGGCCCCGGTGACGCAGTCCGGCACCTATCAGCCGAGGGTCGTCCGTCGGTCGAACTCCGTTCAGCAGTTCGCGTTCGAGTCCCGGCAGGACGCCGTCAACATCCTCCTCTCGCTCGAGGGGCTGATCGAGAAGTACCGCCACGCCACGGTCGGCGACTACTACAACCTCATCCCCGGCGTGGTCCCCAAGAGCACCGACGAGGAATGGGGCTGGTTCAACCTGAACCGCGCTCGTCCGGTACCACTGCCCGACGGCGGTTACGGGATCACCTTCCCGGAGCCCGAGCCGATCGACACCGGACAGTAGGCGCCCCACAGCCATGTCCAGTGACATATTCCAGAAGAGGGAGCTGATCAAGAAGGCCTACCCCCACAGCAAGACCTGGCCCTCGAAGGTAAGCAAGATGCCCGAGGGCCAGGTCATGGCCATATTCTTCAGACTCAAACGGCAGGGGAAGATCTGATGAAGTCCCGTGCCTCTCGGCACAGAAGAGTTTTCGACAGAACCAATCCGAACTGGAACAGCAAGGATCGCTGGATGAATGCGGTGTTCGTACAGGACGCGCAGGAGAAGGCGAACTATATTCTCCGGACCCGTGGTCACGTTTCGCTGAACGAGGTATTGACACTCCTCGGTTTCGAGAAGGACCGATGGGGCGAGATGATCGGGTGGATTCGAGACTCGGAAGAAGGCGACGGGTACATCGATTTCGGTGTATGGGCGCACGGATTCGCCGAGGGCCGGGACTGGACGCGCGGCAAAGTCGACTTCAAAGCCCTATATTTCAACGTCGACCGATCCGACGACCCCCTGACGTATCGAATACGCAAGTTGAAAGAGGAGGGGAAACTCCAATGGGAATGCGATTCGCCGCCGGTGTCGTGGTCGGAACGCTGTTCGGCCGCACCGCTCTTCGGATGACCACCAGGGTTATTCCGAAGTCGGTGCGTGACAAGGTCTTCGACAAGACCGTCGAGAAGGCTTCCGCGTTCACGGTCAGGCGCATCGAGAGCGCCATGAGCTACGGAGAGCGGAAGATGTGGGAGTGGTCCGGCGAGGAGCGCCCCACCGACGACGGCAAGTACCGGAGGTACCGACGATGAACAACCTGCCCAAGGCCTACAACGAGCTGATGGAGCGTCTGCTCGAGCCGGAGGACCGGAGGAAGCTGGAGATCGTCGTCGGAGCGATGCTCACCGGTGGACCTCCGCAGACCGTACTCATCAGCGGACCGGTCAGGTCCGGCAAGACGACTCTGATGAAGATCGTCAAGCGCCTCATCACCCTGACCACCTTCGCCACGGGAAGCCCGAGGGTGCTCTTCCAGCACGACGGCTTCCAGTTGGTCGAGCTCGCACAGCCGACCTTCGTCTTCGCCGAGACGCATATTCTCCCGAGGGAGATGCCCGGCGCCGTCTTCATCCAGACCACCGGTGATCGTCTGCCGGTCAACAAGTACTACGTGCTCATGGACCTGATCGACTCCGAACTGGACGAGATCGCAGAGCACTGCATCCGCACCTACCACAACGCCCAGGAGAACAACCGATGAGCCTCAAGTCCATGAGGAACCGTGTCACCGGAGCCATGGCCCGGCAGACCCTCACCGTCAAGACGCATTCGCCCGTCCTGCTGCTCGGCCTCGGCGCCGTCGGCTTCACCACCACGGTCGTCCTCGCCTGCCGCGCGACCCTCAAGCTGAGCGACGTCCTCGAGGAGGGCAACGAGCTCCTCAACAAGGTCGACGAGAAGACCGAGAACGAGGGCGAGGAGGTCAAGAAGAAGGCGAAGATCGGCGCCAAGCTGCAGGTGGCCATCCGAGTCGCCAAGCTCTACGCCCCGTCCGTCGCCATCGGCCTCGGCACCCTCACCGCCATCACCGGCGCTCACGTCATCCTGACGCGTCGCAACACCGCTCTCACCGCTGCCCTGGGCGTCGCCACCAAGACGTTCCAGGACTACCGCGCTCGGGTCATCGACGACCAGGGCGCCGAGAAGGACCTCGAGTACCGCTGGGGCACCGCCGAGCGCGAGGTCGTCGAGGAGACCGAGACCGGTCCGGTCACCACGGTCCTGAAGGGTCTCGACCAGGAGGCCATCAAGAAGGAGATCGCCGCCGGGTCGGTCTACGCCCGTCTGTTCGACGAGGACCACGAGGACTGGTCGGAGTTCCCGCACCAGAACCAGACGCGCATCGAGAACGTCCAGAACATGGCGAACACCCTCCTCCGCGTCGACGGCTTCGTCACGCTGAACCAGGTCTACGAGATGCTCGGCTTCGAGCGCACCGCCGCCGGTCAGGTCGTCGGCTGGGTCGTCAACCCCAAGGACGGCCGTGGTGACGGCGTCATCGACTTCGGCGTCTGGAACGAGGGCGTGTACGAGGGCAAGAAGTGGATCAACGGCAACAAGCAGGCGATCCTGCTCGACTTCAACGTCGACGGCGAGATCCTCAGCCTGATGAAGCAGGTCTGAGGACCTAAGGGGGAGTGATCGAGATGTTCACCAAGCTGCTGTGGGCTGCGCTCGGAGCGGCGGCGGGATATTACGTCGCCAAGACGCAGCTCCACGACTACTACCAGGAGCGGCTCCGTAAGGAGGTCGAGGACGCACAGTATTTCTTCAAGGAGAAGTACGAGGAGAAGTTGCGGAAGGACCTCCAGGAGAAGCAGGAAACCTTCTGGGAGGGGGACGCCGCCATCATCCAGGGGGACCCCTGGGCGGGGGAAGGTGAGGTGTCGAGCGAAGACCTCCCGGCCAGCATCATTTCCGAAGAGGCCGCTGAGGCACTGACGAACTACCAGGGCATTTCCTCGGCGCCTTCCGTGCTCGCTCAGGAGCTGGTTCAGTCCCAGATCAGGACCAAGGTCGAGGAGGCGACGACCATCGACGAGGAAGCCCAGGAGGCGGAGAAGCTGGACGCCGCCACCAACACCACCGAGCCCGGTCCGCGTCTCATCAACTTCACGATGTACGACGAGAACGAGGGCGACTACCAGCAGGCCACGGTGACATATTTCGCCACCGACAGCGAAGTGGCCGACGAGAACGACGAGAAGGTCTCGAAGGAGCTCGTCCAGAAGCACATCGGGTACTACAACCTCGAGCAGCTCGGCGAGCACCGCAAGACCATCTACGTCCGGAACGACCGGTTCAAGATGGACTTCGAGATCGTCTGGGACGGCCGCAGCTCCGAGAGCGTGATCGGTAAGTAGGGGGATGACTACGGGATGAGCGCCCACCTCGACGAGTCATATTTCAAGTGGCTCTACCGGCAGGTCGCCGATCCCGATATCCCTGAAGGACCCCTGACATACTGGCGTCTCCTCCGTATTCTCTTCACCACGGAGTTTGAGGTTGTCGTCGAACGTGACGAGAACCGAATCGAAGGCGGGAAGGCTCTGCGACTCCGTTTCTTGGAGGACCAGGGCCTTCCTGTCGACGAGGACCCCGAATGGATGGAGATGGGGTGCTCGGTGCTGGAACTGATGGTCCGCCTTGCTCAAGACCTCGAGTTTGAGGCCGACGGTACGGTCCACTACTGGTTCTGGACGCTCATGAGCAACATCGGGCTCGAGGGATATCACGATCGTCGACGACTGCCCAGATCATTCATCAGTAACGTCCTCGAGGACGTAATACACAGGAACTACAGCCCGGCCGGGGAAGGCGGATTCTTCCCACTGCGATATCCACGTACGGATCAGCGCGAAGTTGAACTCTGGGATCAACTGAGCGCGTACGTACTGGAGCGGGGGCGAGCTGAGTGAAAGGAGGATAGATGGAATCGAAACTGGATTTCTTTCAGGTGTGCACGAAGCCTCCCCGCAAGGAAGGCGAACCGGTTGAGATCTACCCCGACTTCATCGTCGGGAACTCCAAGGATCTCATGGTCCGTGGGCAGTCGTTCTACGCCATGTGGAACGAGAAGGAGGGTCTCTGGTCCACCCGCGAGTACGACGTCAAGGACGCGGTGGATGAGGCTCTCCTGGCCTACGCGGCGAAGTTGAAGGAAGCCGGTACTCCGTGCAACGTGAAACTCCTCCGCTCTCACAACTCCAAGCAGTGGACGCAGTACAAGCAGTACCTCAAGAACGCCAGCGACGACGCCAAGCAGCTCGACCGGAAGCTGACCTTCCTCAACACTGACGTCAAGAAGAACGACTTCGTCAGCAAGCGGCTTCCGTACAATCTCGCCCCGGGTGACTACAGTGCCTGGGATGAACTCGTGGGTACGCTATATTCCCCCGAGGAACGCGAGAAGATCGAATGGGCGATCGGTGCCATCATTTCCGGAGACTCCAAGAAGATCGAGAAGTTCATCGTCTTCTTCGGCGAGGGTGGCACCGGCAAGTCGACCATCATGAAGATCATCGAGAAGCTCTTCGAGGGCTACGTCGGCATGTTCGAGGCCAAGGCGTTGGTTGGTTCTAACAACGCCTTCGCCACGGCGGTCTTCAAGACAAACCCCCTGGTTGCGATCCAGCACGACGGGGACTTGTCCAAGATCGAGGACAACAGCGTGCTCAACTCGGTGGTCGGTCACGACAAGATGATCATCAACGAGAAGCACAAGCCCGGCTACGAGATGATCATCGACGCGTTCCTGTTCATGGGGACGAACAAGCCTGTCAAAATCACTGACTCCAAGTCAGGCCTGATCCGACGTCTTATTGACGTGACCCCGACAGGCGTCACCTTCGAGTTCAACCACTACCGTTCGCTCATGGCTCAGGTGGAGTTCGAGCTGGGTGCCATCGCTCACCACTGCCTGGAGGTTTACAAGGCGAAGGGTGGGCGCGGTGCCTACAACGACTACCGCCCCGAGCGGATGATTCTCAACACCGATCCGTTCGCCAACTTCATCGACGACCACTTCGATATTTTCAAGGAGAAGGACGGCACAACCCTCACCCAAGCTTGGGCCCTCTTCAACAACTGGGCGGAAGACAGCAAGCTCGGTTGGTCCATGAAGAAGTACCACTTCCGCGAGCAGTTGAAGGACTACTTCGAAGAGTTCCACGACCGGGCAGTCTTCGATGGGAGTTCTGTAAGGAGCGTCTACAAGGTGTTCCGAGCGCAGAAGTACCGCACCCAGGTCACCGACTCGAAGCGTACGGTCTTCACCCTGGCCATGGACGAGACCGAGTCGATCCTGGACGAGATGTACGCCGGATATCCTGCGCAGTACGCGAATGCTGCAGGCAACCCGAAGCTCTACTGGGACGACTCCGAGCGCATCAACAAGAAGGGTGAGACCTTCACCCCCAAGCCCAACCAGGTCGTATCCACGGTCCTCGGAGATCTCGACACCACCAAGCTCCATTTCCTCAAGGTCCCCGAGTACCACATCGTCATCGACTTCGACCTGACCGAAGACGACGGTAAGACCAAGTCGCTCGAGCGAAGCATGGAGGCGGCTGCCGATGGTTGGCCGCACACCTATGCCGAGATCAGCAAGAGCGGCAACGGTGTCCACCTGCACTATATCTACGACGGCGACGTCAACGAGCTGGCCAAGGAGTACGCCCCCGGCATCGAGATCAAGGTGTACACGGGTAACACTTCGCTCCGCCGAAAGCTGACACGGTGCAACAACGTCGCGGTAGCCACCCTCAGCGGTGGTCTGCCCATCAGGAAGAAGAAGGAAATGCTGACTGACAACACCATCAAGACCGAACAGGGCCTCCGGAACATGATCATCCGGTGCCTGAGGAAGGAGTTCGGCAGCACCAAGCAGAACATCGACTTCATCGCCCATATCCTCGGCGAGGCCAAGCGCAAGGGCATCCCCTTCGACCTGACCGACATGCGTTCGGACATCATGGCGCTGGCCAACAACAGCACGAACCAGAAGGACATCTGCCTGAAGACCGTCTTCCGGATGGACTTCCAGTCGGAGGCCTCTCTGGAGGACAACCCGGAGATCGTGAAGAGCGAGAGCGCCGAGCACGGCCGCATCGTCTTCTTCGACTGCGAGGTCTACCAGAACCTCTTCGTGATCTGCTGGAAGTACCTCGGCTCCTCGACCGTCACCGCGATGATCGAACCGACTCCGTCGGAGGTCGAGAACCTCGTCAAGAACTTCAGGCTGGTCGGCTACAACAACCGGGGGTACGACAACCATATCCTCTGGGGCCGAATGCTCGGCATGAACAACGAGGAGCTCTACCACCTCTCCCAGAGGATCATCGCCGAGAACGACAACACGGCGAAGTTCGCCAGCGCCTGGAACGCGTCCTACGCCGACGTGTACGACTTCTCCTCGGACAAGAAGTCCCTGAAGAAGTGGGAGATCGAACTCGGCATCCCGCACGTCGAGATGGATATTCCCTGGGACAAGCCGGTCCCGAAGAACAAGATCAAGCAGGTCGTCGAGTACTGCATGAACGACGTCAGGGCTCTGGAGGCGGTCTGGAACCACTGCCAGCAGGACTTCATCGCTCGGCAGATCCTGGCGGACCTCAGCGGCCTCACCGTCAACCACTCGACCCGCACTCACGTCATGCGCATCCTGTTCGGCAACGAGCGGAACCCGCAGCGGTCGTTCGTGTACACCGACCTGTCGGAGATGTTCCCGGGCTACAAGTTCGACGAGTACGCCAAGGTCGACAAGAGCACCTACCGGGGCGAGGTCGTCGGCGAGGGCGGCTACGTCTACGCGGAACCGGGCATGTACGAGAACGTCGCACTTCTGGACGTCGCCTCGATGCACCCGACTTCGATCGTGGAGCTGAACCTGTTCGGCCCCTACACGGCGAAGTACTCCGCGATCCTCGAAGCCCGCCTCTCCATCAAGGAAGGCGACTACGAGTACGCCAAGGGTCTCCTGGAGGGCAAGCTCCGCCCGCATATCGAGGAGATCCAGAAGATCGAGGACCCGAAGGAGCGCAAGAAGGCCTTCAAGAACCTCGAGCAGTCGCTGAAGCTGGTGGCGAACTCGACCTACGGCTACACGTCGGCGAAGTTCGACAACCCGGCGAGGGACCCGCGCAACAAGGACAACATCGTCGCCAAGCGCGGTGCGCTCTTCATGATCGACCTGAAGCACGCGCTCCAGGAGAAGGGCGTCACGGTCGCCCACATCAAGACCGACTCGGTCAAGATCCCGAACGCGACCCCGGAGATCATCCAGTTCGTGAAGGACTTCGGCGCCAAGTACGGCTACGAGTTCAAGCACGAGTCCACCTACAAGAAGATGTGCCTGGTGAACGATGCCGTGTACATCGCCTACGTCGGATGGGCGCCGGAGGGCGACCCGGTCAACTACTGGTCGGCCACGGGAGCGGAGTTCAAGCACCCGTACGTCTTCAAGAAGCTGTTCACCGGCGAGCCGATCTACTTCAAGGACCTGTGTGAGACCAAGCAGGTCAAGGAGGGCGCCATGTACCTCCGGTTCAACGGTGTCCAGAAGGAGATCGGGGAGCCGAAGGACGAGGCGCTCACGACGGAGACCCCCGAGAACGAGGACACGCACGTCGGTCGCTCCGGCATGTTCGTCCCGATCAACCCCAACCAGGACATCGTCAAGGGTGGGGAGCTCCTCCGTATCAAGGACGGCAAGGAGTTCGCGGTCAGCGGCACCAAGGGATATTCCTGGCTGGAGGCGGAGGCCATCCGCGTTCTGTACCCGGAAGCCGTCGACCGGATGGTGTTCGAGAACCTCGACGACGCCATCGAGGGTACCGGTTCCATCGCGGACATCATCGACGTGGCGTACTACAACCAGGTCGCCGAAGAGGCGTACCAGTCCATCGCTCAGTTCGGCAACGCCGACGAGTTCTGCGCGGTCTGAAACCCCGTGGGATGAGCGGTAGAGAACAACCCACCGGCTCGGCGGAGGAGTTCGATCCATATTCCTTCGCCGAGCGGTGGTATCACGACACATGGCCCATATTTGACCCGATCGGCTTCAGCAGATACGTGTCTGTCTTGAGGACGCTCGGCCAATTGGATGTAGAGGAGGGTTGATGTCCCCCAGGAACGTATTCGAGTCGGGCGAGGAGAACTTCGCGGCACACGAGGACCTGATGCATCGGGTTCGTCTCATCCTCAACGACCTGTTCGACATGCCGCAGAGCGAGGCCCAGGAACTCATCGACGAGCTGCGCGATGCCGGTATCGGATTCGTGGAGCTCAACTGATGCCGATCCGATATCCTGACCCACCGGGTTACGTGCCAGACGTCATGACCAAGGTTTACAGAGCCTTGGAGGATGCCGGGTTGGAGGACCGAGAAGTCCTTGACGCCATATCTGCGATGCAGAACGAGGGCGTCCTGTTTCGAGAGCGCGACTGGCGCCTGGACGGCGGTGACGCCAAGACCATCCTCAGCATTGTATTCCAGTGGATGGACGAGCAGAACGGCCCCCTTCCGGATCACACGGAGCTTCTCGATCGCCTCCGTCGTTCCGGGTACTGCGGTTGCACCACCAAGTATGGTTGTGCGGCGTGCGGAGGAAAAGAAGAACTGAAGGAGGATATTCAGATGGCTTACACCAGCCACGGCCACCAGATCCCCGGATCTCCGATGGAGAAGAAGCTCAAGCCGCCCGCCGCTCGCTGCGGCAACCCCACGAACTGCCCGAGGTGCCGCGCGGAGGTCAAGGAGTACCACGACCTCTACAACGTCTCGGTCACCCCGAAGGACACGGCCGTTCCGATGAACGTCCCGGACGACTTCGTGGCCCAGGCGAAGCGGCTGCTGATCGACTACGTGGACTCGCACTACTCCACGGAGTTCGAGAAGCCCGTGTTCGAGGTCTACGTCGTCTGGTTCGTCAAGGTGCTGCAGCACTGGAAGGCGCTCGTCGCCACCGACCGGCCCGACGGCAAGTACTACGAGATCACCTTCAACGGTGACAAGGGCGAGGCCTACATCGACGAGTACCAGAAGGTCAAGAACACCACCGTCCGCATCTGACCAAGGGGATATTCCGCTATGGCCGCACTGCGCAGGACCAAGATCGTCGGCGAGATCCCGATCATCAACCGGCTCGAGGGCACCGAAGAGGAGGGGCAGGTCGTAGGTACGGGCATAGTGGAGGAGCTCCCCAGCGGAGACCAGATCGTCCACATGAACCTCCACGGGAAGACGGCCGATATTCTCCGCCGGGGCTTTTCGCTGGGGGACATCTCGCTCTACCAGCCGGAAGAGTGATGGACGACTTCGACCGATGCGACCAACACGGGCGGTCACTCGATCACCCGTGGGGTTGCTTCGGGTGCTCCATGGAGGAGTACCTGAGAGAGCACTCGAGGAACTGGGAGCCGAGGTTCCCGGTACTGACCATATTCCCGGAGGACCGCGTGAAGGTTCCTTACAAGGTCTTCGTCGAGGGTGGTCACGCCTTCGAGGTCGACGAGAAGGGTAACCTCAAGTGGTGGGAGCACGATGTCCATGACGGATATTCCTGCGCTCTCTGCTACGAGGCGTTCTGTCGGAACTGTGAGCCCGACTGGCAGACGCAGAAGTGCCCGGACAACCAGAACACGCTTCCCGGCTTCGAGCTAGAGGTGAACGGTGCGAGTCCTGGTAACGGGAAGTAGGGACTGGCCAGATCGAGACGTCGTCTGGGATGCACTAGACGATATTCTCGGCGCCCACCAGGAACTGACCCTCGTACATGGCAACTGCCCCACAGGGGCAGACAGGTACGCCGATGACTGGGCACTGGATATTCAGATGCTCTACGGCGAAGACGTCGTGTCCATCGAGCGTCACCCGGCCGACTGGAACGGTCCGCGCAAGAGAGGGGCTGGCTTCGCACGAAACGCGGAGATGGTCAAGCTCGGCGCGGACCGTTGCCTTGCGTTCATTCACAACGAATCGAACGGTGCAACACACTGCAGCGAACTGGCCGAGAAGGCCGGTATCAACACCCAGATATTTAGGAGCAACACCACCATGAGCCAACTGGTTCGCAGGGTCGACGACGAGATCACGCTGGAGGGGGCCCGGATCATCTACCGGAACTTCGCCGGTAACGAGGGCATGTACAACGCGAAGGGCTACCGCAACTTCCACGTGGTCCTCGACCCGGTGCAGGGTGAGGCCATGCTGGCCGCCGGGTGGAACGTCAAGGTCAAGCCCCCGCGCGAGGAGGGCGAGCTGCCCTTCTACCACCTCAAGGTCAACGTCAAGTTCGACGGCCCGCGCCCGCCCCGGATCTTCCTGGTCACCATGTCGACCAACAGCCGCACCCAGATCGAGGAGGACCTCGTCGGGATGATGGACTGGGGCGAGTTCGACAACATCGACCTCAAGATCAGCCCGTACAACTACAACATCGGCGGCAAGCAGGGCGTCAGCGCGTACCTGAAGTCGATGTTCGCCATCCTCCACGAGGACGACCTCGACAAGAAGTACGCCCACATCCCGATCGAGGGTGCACCGGCGCAGATCCCCCTCGAGGGCGGCGTTCGTGCCCTGGAGAGCGACCAGTCCTTCGGCGCCGAGATCGTCTCGGACACCGGCTGGGAGGCCGAACTCGACGAGGCGGACGCCCTGGCACTCTCCGGACGTTCCGGCAGGAACCGCTGACAGTCATATCTGAGATCCGAGAGGAAGAGAACAAGTGAACATACTGACCTTCATCGTCCTGGTGTGGCTCGCGGTCGTCGCCGTGGCCTGGTGCATCGACAACGGGACGGACATCCTCGCCCAGCGACAGGCGGAGAAGAAGCGCAAGGAGGCCGAGAAGAAGGTCCACGAGGCGCGGCTCACCTACGCCATCGCCAAGATCAACCACGCCCGCCTGGCCCTCCGTCAGAACCCCACCGGCAACCACCGGCTCAACAAGGTCGCCTGACATGGAGACCTTCATATCCAACTTCAACTGGCTCTGGACGTATTTCGTCATCATCGGAGCCGCGTTCGCCGTTCTCGGCGTCTGGAAGCTCATCGACGAGATCCGCCTCTACACCGAGCGCCGTAGATACCGGCGTGCTCGTGCGGAAAGGACCGGGGGAACATGGGCAAAAAAGAGCACGGGGGAGATTTCCGCCGGGAGCTTGAGGAGCTCTGGGGAGCGGTAGAGTTTCCGCCCTTGGACGGTTTCCTCAAGGAGGTCGACGAGAGTCTCTACCGTGCGTTCGATCAGGACGCATCGGGGATCTACTGGTTGATGTTCGAGTTCTTCGACAGCGACCCGAACAACCCGCTCACCCCGAGGGAACTGCTGGAGTTCGACGCAGCACTGACCGTGGAGGAGCGACTCTTCATATTGCTGGAACTCTGCTAAGGGGATGCAGATGAGCGAGATCGAGACCGTCGAGGTCTTCCGCAAGACTTGGTCGGCACGAGCGGTTCAGGTGTCCGACGAGAACATCGAGGCCGTCGCGGCGTGGTGCGGTGGCGATATCCGCATGTACCACACGAGCGAACTCGGCGTCATGGGTCGGCGAATAGACCTCGCCGTGCACGGCTTCCGTGGCGTGACGACCATCGACCGGGCGTACATCGGTGACTGGATCGTCTTCGCGCCGAAGGACTCCTCCTTCATGGTCTACAAGACCAAGGCCTACAGGGCCACGTTCGAGACCCGCGAGGAGAAGGTCCACCGGGAGGCCATGACGGAGCCCGAGATCGCTGCTCGGAACCACCAGGTGCTGCAGCTCGTGAAGCGGGCGATGACCGAGCAGGACCTGGCGACGTACTACGGAACGGGCTCGGGGGAAACCAAGGGAACGGCCGAGGCCATCACCGAGGAGATCCTCAAGCTGTTCGTCTGAGCATCAAGTCCTGTGGGCGGAAGACGCTAAAAGCCGCCCTCCTATGCGACCATCCAAAACGACAGGAGCGATCCATGTCCCATATTTCCACGAGCCAGTTCATGCAGGACCCGGTGGACGCCGTCCAGATCACCCCGGAGAACATCAACCAACTCGCCCTCTGGGTGCACGGCGAGGTCAAGGTCGACAGGACCACCGGTCGGCGCTACATCGAGATGGAGGTCAGCCACCCCACCGGTCGGCGCATGGCCAAGGCATATCCGAAGGACTGGATCGTCACTGTCAGGACGGTTCGACGGGTCTACGGTAACCGAGCCTTCACCTCCACCTTCAAGCCCGTGCCCGAGCGGTCGAAGCTGCTTCGACAGATCGAGATGTACATGGCGGCTGCCATTACGGACGGTATGACGGCACTGATGGCGGGGGACCTCAGCGATGACGAGAAGGCCGAGCGCATCACGGACAGCATCGGCCAGAACGCGAAGCGGATTCTGGACCTTCTCTGACGGCATATTCCCGGAAGGGACTTCGATCTCAGAGAGGGTCGTAGTGGACACCGTACTGAACGACTTCATGCGCCCCGTATTTCCGGGGGAGCCGGACGAGGTGCGACGCAGGCTCCGGGCGCCATATCCCGAGCCGTGGAAGTTCGTCCTGGTCGGCGAGACCAAGCAGGTCGTCACCATTTCCGAGTACCTCTACCAGGAGAAGTGGGAGACGGCCGTCGGGATGGTTAAGGAGCTCCTCCGCAAGAAGGACCTTGCCATCTACAAGCGAGACCCCGCCAGGCTCGAGGCGTACATCGAGCGGACCACCCGTAAGATCCTGGACATGGGGAAGGAAGACTGATGGCCGATCGTAAGATGCCGAACTGGCACTCCGTTCTCGACAAGAACAAGGATGTGCTGTACACCGGCTCGCCGTTCGAGACGTCTCTGTGGCTCGAGGGGGTCACCGACTTCGAGGCGGCCAACATCCACTGGGTACGCATCGTCAAGACCGGCGAGGTCCAGAGCATCAAGGACTACATGGACGGCGCCAAGCCGAAGCAGCACAACGTCGGCGACATCATCCAGGAGGAGATCGCCAAGCAGGTAGAGGGGCGACTCCGCCGGATCGTCAGGGAGGAGCTCAAGAGCCTCCTGGAGTCCATGGGGAAGACCGCCTACGACTCCGACGGCTACGAGACCGGGGAGTTGGAGAGTGCCGGTCTGCGGGCCATCCGTACGGTGGTCGAGGCCGAGGGTGCCCACCTGCCCCACGCCTGGACGTGTCCGAAGCGTCAGGGAACCTGGGACCGCGAGGGATACGCCACTCACTGCAACTGCGGGGTCGGGGAGGACGACTGATGAGCTTCGAGAATCTCCCCCACGTCACCCGCGAGGAGATGGAGAACCTCAGGGAACTCCTGAAGGACGACGTCTCGCTCTACGAGGAGATCCACACGCTGGTCCTCTGCGGTCTCGAGGAGTACTCGAGCGGGGCGAGCTGGGACCGTGGTGCCATTTCCGAGAGGGTCGCCACCTGCATCCTACTCGTCATGAAGGGGTCGCTCTGATGGTGTACGAGGACCCGACGCCCACCCGGCACTACGACCTCACCAAGGACCGAATTCTGGACTCCTCGATGAAGGAGATCTTCAGCGGTACACCCGAAGAGGTCCGCGACACCTTGGAGTCCTCTTCCGAGGAGTACCGAGACATGGTGTCGGTGTTCAGCGCGAAGCACGTCATGGTCGTCCCCGTCGAGGGATATTTCAGGTTGCTGGACTTGGAGAAGTACGACCCGACCAACGTCCCTCCGCTACCCGAACGGAAGTGGAACTCATGAGGAAGAAGCGCAAGAGGCAGTACCTGTACGTCATCCCGAAGGAGACGCCGTACGGGTTCAAGTACAACGGCTACAGCAACACCCCGCCGGAGCACGGCGAGTTCCACGTCAACCTCAAGAAGCGCTAGGAGTTCAAGATGACCGAGGGTGAGATCCAGCGCCTGGGCGCCTTCATGAGCGGTCAGGACCGTCCGACGTACGCCCGCATGATCACCTTCTTCAGCGTGCCGGGGAAGTACCTCCACCCGCGCGAGATCGAGCACTTCCGGAACTCCATGACGGACGAGGAGTGGATCGACTTCAAGGTCGAGTTCTGGGACTACATGCTCGACGTGCGCGAGACCGAGTACGAGGACGTCCAGCGCATCCTGGAGACCAGGAAGTACATCCAGGCCAGCTTCGCCGCCTGATCCTTCGGGGTCGGGGAAGGAGTGTGAGGCAGGGGTAGGGGTCTTCGGGCCTCTGCCCCTCCTTCACAAGTAGTCTATTTTTCGCTAGCACCACCAGTCCCACAGCAAGGAGTACCACCATGAGCAACACCCCCATCTTCGACGCACTGCTCGCTGAGTACGACGACCGGAAGTGCAAGGAGATCCTCAACACCCTCTCCACCCCGTTCATGTCCACGGTGAAGCCGCCGCTGCCCAAGCGGTCCGTGGCCCAGCTCATCACCCCGCCTGAGACCGACCCGGAGTTCACCAAGCAGCTCCAGGAGTTCATCCAGACGGCTCCGATGCAGATCCTGGAGGGAACCCCCGCCGGGTCCTTCATCAAGTCCATGGATGTCATCAAGGACGACGACACGGGCGAACTCATGCTCGAGGCGGAAGTTCTGACGCCCGTCGGAGAGCCCGTCACCATCGACCACGGCCCGAACGACTTGCTGGGCTACGCTCAGCGGGATGCCGCAGCCACCAACGCGATATTCAACGGGATGCGCCCCAAGCTGGCATGGGTCGACGAGTGGCAGTCGGGCGACCCGGACGAGGACGAGATCTACGTCGCTCCCAGCAAGCCCATCACCTTCGACCGCGTGGAGGCGGAGCTCAAGACCGACATGGCCGCTGAGGCGGTCCGTGCGCGGCAGTTGGCCCTCTACCAGCACGGCGTCATGGAAGGCCGCGAGAAGGCCGCACAGCTCCACGACGACCGCTTCGTGCCGCCCATGACGGAGAAGACGATGCCCTCCTGGATCGCCGACGAGGTGCGAGAGAGCAACGAGGCTCTGAGCGACCCGGAGCTGATGGACCCGGACGAGATCGACCCGGTTCCGCCGTACGTGCGCATCTCGGAGAACATCCACGTGAAGGACTTGGAGGAATCCGGCTACACCCTCCCCCAGTTCTTCCAGAAGCTGGCGACGAAGTTCCGTGAGGAACACCCGGACGCCGAGAACCTGACCATCCACCGAGAGGACGAACTCGACGGCACCATAACCATATCCGTCACCGGTACCACCCCGGAGCAGACTGACGAGTCCGTGAACGCTGCTTCCAACAACGCCGACAGCACGTCCACCGTCAAGCCCCTGTGGGTCACCAATGAGGAGTAAGTTACAGTGTCCGTTACCCTATACCCCCACCAGAAGAAAGCCATCGGCGACATGTCGAACGGCAAGATCTTGTGGGGGGATGTGGGTACCGGTAAGTCACTGACTGCAGCCGCGTACTACATCGAGAAGGAAGCGCCGAAGGACGTCTACGTCATCACTACGGCGAAGAAGCGGGACTCCCTGGACTGGGAGAAGGAGTTCATCAAGTTCGGCGTCGGTGCGGTCGCAGGGCCGCTTACGGGCCGCCTCACGGTGGACTCCTGGAACAACATCGCCAAGTACAAGAACGTCCGGAACGCGTTCTTTATTTTCGATGAGCAGAGGCTCGTCGGGAGCGGTGCTTGGAGTAAGGCCTTCCTCCATATCGTCAAGGCGGAGAAGAAGAACACCTGGATACTCCTGAGTGCCACCCCCGGCGACACCTGGATGGACTACATCCCTGTCTTCATCGCCAACGGTTTCTACAAGAACCGTACGGAGTTCATCGACAAGCACGTCGAGTTCAACAGCTACACCAAGTTCCCGAAGATCGAGCGGTTCCATAACGAGCACAAGCTCGAGAAGCTCCGCAATGAACTTCTAGTGCACATGCCGTTCGAGCGCCACACCACCAGGATCACACACAATGTGACTGTGGAGTTCGACGCAGACGCTCTGAGGTTGATCACCCACGAGCGCTGGAACCCTTACGAAGAGAGGCCTATCCGCAGCCTCGCTGAGTTCTTCTACCTCATGCGGAGGGTCGTATATTCCCACCCGTCTCGCCTCAAGGCTGTTCGGGAGCGGATGAAGCGACACCCCAGACTGGTTGTGTTCTACAACTTCGACTACGAGTTGGAGGTGCTCCGAACACTGGCTGGGGAAGTGCCCGTGGCGGAGTGGAATGGACACAAGCATGAGGAGATCCCAGACACCGACCGTTGGGTCTACCTGGTCCAGTACACGGCTGGATCGGAGGGCTGGAACTGTACGTCGACGGACGCGATGCTCTTCTACTCGCTGACGTATTCGTACAAGGCCTGGCATCAGGCTCACGGTCGGATCGACCGCCTGAACACCCCATTCGACGTACTGCACTACTACGTGCTTATGTCCGAAGCTGCTATTGATGGTGGGGTTTTGGCGGCTTTGATCAAGAAACACAGCTTTAATGAGGTCAAGTTCGCTCGGAAATTGAAGGCTGTAGCCTGAAAACCCCTTGCCACTTCTGATGTCAAAAGTGGCAGAGAAGTGGCATGGGGGCCGAGTGAATAGGGCCATCCGGGTGAGTCGGGCGCTTACGGCCGTACGTGTGAATAGGCACACTAATCGGACAGGGGCGCCCGGCTCTTGGATGGGCCGTTGCCACTTTTGTGGTTTCGGCTGCCACTTTTGAATCAAAAGTGACATCCTATTTTGTCCGTTTCGCGCTGGCATCGTCGCAGGTCAGAAGGTTTCGCCCTTCCAGTCTTGCCACTTTACCACTTTTTTTTAAAAATAATGCGCGAAAAAAAATGTAGATACCGTGTACGCGATTTTGAAAAACTTTTTTGAGTTTTCGCGCAAAAGTGGCAGCGCGAGGATTCGTTCCAAGATGTCCGACTCGGTTCCAAAGAACCATAGTTCGTCCAAGAAAGTGATCAGGGTGGGGTCCCATGCGAGAAGAGTGGCGAGAGATCGCTGAGTTCCCGGGCTACTCGGTGAGCGAAGACGGTTGGGTCCGTAACGACGACACGGATCGACTGATGGCCCGACAGATCAACGGGCGGGGCATAGCCTACGTCGGGATATGCAAGCGCGGTCCCGACGGACTCGTGGCCCAGCACAAGAGGTCGATAGCCGTCCTCGTCGCGCAAGCGTTCCTTCCTCGTCCGAACGAGGAGTTCGACACGCCGATCCATCTCGACGGCGACCGTCTCAACAACAACGTGTCGAACATACTCTGGCGACCGAGGTGGTTCGCCATCAAGTACGGCCAGCAGTTCCAGCAGTCCGGCCCAAGCTTCGGACGACCCATCATGTTGATCGAGACCGAGGAGGTGTACGAGACCTCCTGGCACGCGGCAACGACGCTCGGGCTGCTGGACCGGGAGATAGCGATGTCCGTCATGACGCGCTGCTATGTATGGCCCATCTTCCAGCACTTCAAGTTGCTGGACCGGTAACAGAGAGTAGATACCAATCCGTGATCAATACATGTGCTTTAATAGAAGGGATGGAATAAGCCTGCGGTTTTTTTATGTGAAAGGAGTGAAGCATGCTGGAGCGGGACTACCAGAAGTCGCTCATCGTGAAGCTCGAGCGCATGTTCCCCGGCTGCTTCATTCTCAAGAATGACCCGGGCTACTTGCAGGGTGTGCCGGACCTCCTGATCCTTCATGGAGGCCGGTGGGCCATGCTTGAAGTCAAGGCCAATGCGAAGGCGCCCAGTAGGCCAAACCAAAACTACTACGTCGAGTTGCTGAACGGCATGTCCTTCGCGGCCTTCATCCATCCCTCGAACGAACAGGAAGTGCTTGATGCTCTCAGAGCAGAGTTTCAGGTTTAACTCCCATCCGAAAGTGGAAGGCACACACGCCTTCCTGAGCCCCTCAAAGTATCACTGGCTCCGGGACGACCCTGAGAAGCTGATCGCCCGTCTGGAGAACGCCAGGGCCACTGAGAGGGGCACCAGGCTGCATGCCTGGGCTGCGGAAGCCATCACCTTCGAGCGCTACCAGCCTCGAGACGGTGACTATCTCTGTCACTACATCAACGACGCCTTGGACTTGGGCCTGTTTCCGGAGAAGGAGCTCTTCTACTCCTTCAACTGCTTCGGCACCGTAGACGCGATCGGGTTCGACCCTGAGGCCATGTTTCTTCGGATTCATGACCTCAAGACCGGAACCTCCAAGGCCTCGTTCGATCAGTTGTATGTGTACGCCGCCATATTCTGTCTGGAGTACGAGTTCAGGCCTTTCGAGGTCAACGGTGAGCTCCGCATCTACCAGGCAGAGGGCTACCAGACAGAGACGATCGATCGCGCATATTTGGCGACGGTCTACGACAAGATCCGGCACGATGACCAGATCATCGAGGAGTACCGGGCCTACCGAAGGCAGCAGAGGATGGGAGAGTCGGCTTGAACATCGAAGCAGAAGAGCGTGACGCTCTCGTTCACTACGGCATCCGACGCAAGTCGGGTCGCTATCCCTGGGGTTCCGGCGAGACCCCTCACGAGCGTGCAGGTACCTTCCAGTCCATGGTTGCGGACCTGAAGCGACAGGGGCTCAAGGAGAAGGACATCGCGGAAGGGTTCGGTATGACCACGACCCAACTGCGTGACACCACCGCCATGGCCAAGCGAGCTCGCAAGGCCGCTGACATCGCTCGAGCCAACCAGCTCAAGGAGCGAGGTCTCTCCAACGTCGCCGCAGCCAAGAAAATGGGTATCCCGGAATCCACGTTCCGGACGCTCATCAAGCCGGGCGCCGCTGAAGAGAACAGCATCCTCGAGTCGACTGCGGATATGCTCCGCGACCAGGTCGCCAAGAAGAAGTACATCGACGTCGGTGCTGGTGTCGAGCTTCACCTGAACGTCAGCAAGGAGAAGCTCCGAGCGGCACGTAAGCTTCTCGAGGACGAAGGCTACAAGCTCCACTACATCAAGGTGGAGCAGCTCGGTACCGGCAAGTTCACCACCATGAAGGTGTTGGCCGGTCCTGGGGTTCCCTGGAAAGAGGTCAACGACAACAAGGACCAGATCCAGCAGATCCTCGTCAAGTCGAAGGACGGCGGACGCACCTACGACGGTATCCGTCCCCCGCTCTCGATCGACTCCAAGAGGGTCAAGGTCCGCTATGCCGAAGAAGGCGGAACCGATGCTGACGGCGTCATCTACGTTCGTCGAGGTGTCAAGGACGTCTCACTCGGCAAGTCGAACTACGCACAGGTTCGTATCGCCATCGATGGCACGCACTACCTCAAGGGTATGGCGATGTACAACGACGACATGCCGCCTGGTGTAGACCTCGTGTTCAACACCAACAAGAAGAACACTGGTAACAAGCTCGACGCCATGAAGGAGATGAAGCGGGACAAGAACACTGGCAAGGTGATGGAGGACGACCCGTTCGGCGCCGTCATCGATGACCAGATCTACCGCAAGAACCCTGACGGCACGGACGCCCGTGACAAGGACGGCAACAAGATCGTCGAGTCGGCGATGAACATCGTCAACAAGGAAGGTAACTGGGACGACTGGTCGAAGAGCCTGTCATCTCAGATGCTTTCCAAGCAGAAGCGGTCTCTCGCCAAGGAACAGCTCGACATCACGTACGAGACCAAGAAGAGCGAATTCGACACCATCATGAGCCTCACCAATCCCACGGTGAAGGCGCATCTGCTGGAGAAGTTCGCCGATTCAACGGACTCGTCGGCTGTCCACCTGAAGGCCGCACACCTTCCTCGCCAGGCGACCAAGGTCATACTGCCTGTCAACTCCATGAGCCCGCGCGAGATTTACGCACCCACACTAGACAACGGTGACCGCGTAGCGCTCGTTCGGTTCCCGCACGGTGGTCTCTTCGAGATCCCCGAGCTTGTGGTGAACAACCGCCATCCTCAGGCGAAGAAGCTTCTTGGCAACGCACCTGACGCAGTGGGTATCCACCACTCTGTAGCAGAGCGTCTGTCGGGCGCTGACTTCGACGGCGACACGGTACTGGTCATTCCGAACAACCACGGAAAGGTCAAGTCCAAGCCGCCACTTGAGGGTCTCAAGGGATTCGACCCTCAGTCTGCGTACCCTCCCTACGACGGTATGAAGACCATGGATCGAGGCATCTACAACGCCAAGACCAAGAAGGTCGAGTTCCCTGAAGGGCAGAAGCCGGACCCGAAGAACAAGGGTCTCGAGATGGGGAAGATCTCCAACCTCATCACTGACATGACGATTCATGGAGCCAGCGACAGCGAGCTTGCTCGTGCCGTCCGTCACTCCATGGTTGTCATCGATGCCGAGAAGCACAAGCTCAACTACAAGCAATCGGCCATCGACAACGGCATCCCTGCCCTGGTGTCGAAGTATCAGCCCAGGCCTCCGGGCAAGGCTGATGGTGGTGCTTCAACCATCGTGTCACGAGCGACCTCCCAGGCTCACGTTCTGGACAGGAAGCTCCGTTCCGCCAAGGACGGCGGCCCGATCGATCCTGAAACGGGCAAGCTCGTATGGGTGAACACGGGTGCTGAGTACGTACCTGGCAAGCCGAAGAAGATCAAGTCGACCAAGCTTGCTGAGACGGACGACGCACACACGCTGGTTTCGGAGAGTCGCAGGCCTATCGAAGTGGTCTATGCAGATCACTCCAACAGGCTGAAGTCCCTGGCCAACGAAGCTCGTAAGGAGCTTGTCAAGACCAAGGGCATCGAGCGCTCCCCCTCTGCAGCCAAGGTGTACGCCGCAGAAGTCCAGAGGCTCAAGGACAAGCTCACCCTGGCCCTGATGAACGCCCCCCGTGAACGTCAGGCCCAGGTCGTAGCAAACGCCATCTACAAGCGCAAGCTTGAGGCTCACCCTGAGATGGAGGAAGCTGAGAAGAAGAAGCTCAAGTCGAAGGCTCTCGCCGAGGCTCGAATGAGGCTTCAGGCTGGCAAGGACAAGATCGACATCGAGCCCCGTGAATGGGAAGCGATCCAAGCTGGCGCCGTCAGCAACAACGTCTTGAAGCAGATTCTCGACAACACTGACGTGGACAAGATCAAGGAACTGGCCACCCCGAGAGACAAGCCGGTCATGGACGCAACCCTGAAGAACAGGGCCATGATGCTCCTTCGTGGTGACAAGTACACCCTTGCTGAGGTAGCCGACCAGCTCGGCATCTCGGTGTCCACGCTCAAGGCTGGACTCAGTGGTGGTGACGAAGCATGACCAAGAACCACATGCTCACCACCATGGACAATCCCTACAACCCGTTCACTCACTGGGATGACTGGTACCAGTACGACACCGAACAGGGCCACCACTCCCTTGCTCTACTGGCACGAGTGACCAGGACGTCCGACGAACTCTCGGAAGAACTTCAGTCTCAGGACATCGAAGACGCGATCCTCGAGATCGTAACCGAGAACGTGTCGGGCCTCCACATCCGAGTTACTGAGGATTGGGTTCCGTTCGCGGACCACTCGTAACTCACCACTGACTGACTCGGAGTCAGCCTTGGGTTCTCGCTTCTCGTGATTATAGGGATCACGGCGAGAGTCTTGGGCAGCCCGTGGCTGACTCCGAGTCACTTGTGAGATTCTCACCTCCTCATTGAGAGGGGGAGGGGGGTCTCGCAAAAAGTACCCCCCGTCTGCATCGCCCGCCT